TGTGGTCAGATCTTGCCGGCGAGGCCGAAGTGCCCACCGCACCAGCCGAGGCTACTGCTGGGGGTGTGGAAGCACTTAAGTTGTACTGGGCGACCGTGTGCTTGCCCGTACCGTCCAGGGTAGCGACCCCGTTAACAGCCCCCCTCTGGGTAACTGCCACATAGGTACCGGACAGATCCGGGAGCTGAGCGACTGGAACCTTGGTGCCCGCGTCGAGAGTCGCGACGCCCGAGGCCGCACCCTTTTCCGTGGAAGCGATGGCACCCAGGTCTGATGGTACGAGCGTGATCGAGACCCCGGTCTTCCCATTGACCGTCTGGATGACTCCCGGGGGCCCCTGAGGCCCGACGACGGGCAGATAAGTGGGGGCTGCATCGCTGGGCGTGATGTCAGCCAGCTCTATGGGGTTGGCCGAGGTATCGGTGTAGGGCAGAAGGATCTGGTAACTGCGAGGCTTCTGGTTGAGAATCCTCTCGTTGACCGTGTAGGTCCACCCAGTCGGGTTCTGCCCAGCGGTGTCAGTACAGATGAGTTCGATGAGGAACTCACCGTTATTATCCAGAGTAGCTACCTCAGTACCCTGGACGATGACGTTCTCGTTGGGGAAGATGATGGGACTGGGCGCCGGGGTGAATGTCACCGTGCCCTGTAGCGGGGTGGCCAGCACGTTCGGCTCAACGAACCGACCATGCAGCCTTACTGTCTTGAGACCTACTGGGTTGACCATGGTAACTCCTTACAGATAGGTGTGGAGCGAGCAGCACCCATTGCCCGCCCCACACCAGCCTCGATGGAGCTTAGCTCCGTGGCACCATCAGCTTGTCCCAGGAGACCTTGCCCGGGATGCCATCAGCGGCACTTCCGTAGTAGCCCAGGCTCTTCTGCCAGGCCTTGTAGGAGCTCACGTCCCCGCTGCCCCAGGTGTCGGCCCCGGTCGAGCTCTGGTACCGATTGCAGCCCACCTCGACCAGTCGGGCATGCATGGCGGCGATGATCGGGCTCTGTCGACCGGGCGTGAAGAAGTCCGACCCCGGGAAGGGCTCGAACTGGGTACCGATCAGGCGTCGGAGGCTGTCGGGCCCCGGCACCCCATCGGCGTCCGCGCCGGTCAGTCCCAGGCTCCGCTGGTACTCAGCATAGGCGCGGGTATCGGCATCGGTCCAGGTCGGGCCCGGTCCTACCGAGTAGTAACCGCCGAAGCCCTTATCGACCAGGGCCTGGCCCACCCGAGTCACCTGGTCGCCCACCGCACCGTAGCCATAGTTTAGGCCGTCGATGGTGACCATGTAGCGAGCCACCTCGGGCAGCGGCTTCGGGGCCGGCGTACTGGGGGCGTCGGTGAAATCCGGCCAGCTGCCGGGGTCCTGGTGGTCGTTCTCGGGCACCTGGCTGTGGCCATACCAGCCGGCCTGGGACTCCCAGACGGACTCGCTGCGGTTGGAGTCGAAGCTGACCGGCTTGCCCATCGGCCAGACATCCGGTACCCCGAGAGACTTGATCCAGTCGTGCAGTCGATCCCAGCCAGCGCAGGGCGTGTCCGACAGCTTGGCGTAGACCACCCCGTCCTTGCGGCAGTAGGGGAAGAAGACCGCCTCGACCTGTATCACGACGGAGCCAGCTCGGTTCGTCCGGGTACCGCCCGGCCCGTCGACCACGGACTTCGATCGGGAGCTCGCCGGCAGCAGCTGAGCGATCCGACCGCTGAACGGGTCCCAGATGATGTGTGGGGCGGAACTCTTGCCCGAGCCGGTGAAGTAGTTCACCAGGTTGTCGAAGGGCACCCAGTCCACCGGCTTCGACGCGGTCGCGTTGCGGTCCCAGGTGATGTGGGCGATCGCTTTGGCGGGACCACCATCGGTCGGTGCGTGGTCGTCGATGTCATGGATCTCAGCTCCCGGCATCCAGTCACTCATCGAACAGATCCTCCTCTTCTTCGTAGCGCTTCTTGCGCAGAGTTTGGGCCTTCCACACCCTGCCGGTGTAGTAGGCGAAACAGAGTCCGATGACCACCATCAGGAATCCCTGGCAGTACCTCAGCCAGTCGACCGACTCGGAGAAGTCGAAGATGGTGAGCGTCAGCGTGATGGAGCAGGTCAGGGTAATGGTAACCCCGAAAGCCATCATCATGCGACCGTCAGTCGATCGGTACCACTTAGCTGTCATCACGTAGGAGATGATGAACAGCGCCCCCATGCCGGCGACGAATGCCGAGGCTATGCCATTGGCTTCCTGTCCACCTGTCATGTTCTTTCGTCCCCCAGTACTGCCCTGCGGATGGCCTCCGCAAAATGATTCTGCTGTCGTATCCGGGCTAGTCGTTCGACCCTGTCATTCACCTCGGGCCACTTGGCCTCAGTCTCCTGGAGTCGAATGCCAGCCTCAGTGCAAGCCGCCTTAGCTGCTGAGGTAGCCAGTTGCTGAGGGGACTTGTCCAGCCTTACCCTGCGCAGTATCCGTCCGGCGAGCGTCATCTCGGCGCCTCCTGGCTGGATGCGGTGGGCAAACTGTTGAGCACATGTTCAGCAGTCTTGCCCACCTCCATCAGCGTTTCGTTCTGGGCGGCAAGTACATCCCCTCGCCTCTGTTCCCTCTCCAGAGCCCGCTGGTAGTACTGCACTTCGGCATCCTTGTCGCGGATACGATCCTCGTGAACATTACGGGGAATCAGATTACCCCGCAGGATCAGCAGGACTACCACGGCGAGAATGCCGGTCGCCCCTAGGGAACCTATGGGCAGGGTAGAGATCAGGTCCACTTAATCCTCCATAGCCCCTGCCTGGGTTATGGCTATTCGTCGAACGGGTCGGACTCGGTCGTCGCCTTAGCGAGTTCGTCTCGCAGAGCGGCCTCGGTGCGATTGGCCTGGGCCAGCTGATCCTGGAGCTGGTCCACCGCCACCTGAAGCAGCAGGTTCTCGTCCGTGAGGGCGTGAATGCGTTCCTTGTACTTCTCGTTGACCTTGGCGAGGTCGATCTGCAGCTGCATAGCCGCCCCTTCTATCGATCGTTGGTTCGATCATATCAGCGACTCGGCTACCCCCCGACAGCCTCATTCCTGTTAGTGACTGGGCAGCCCCAGTGACTCCCTATGGAGAGCAACCATGCGATCCATCTCCTCAAGCTGCTTGTCCGTGGGCTTATGGCTCAGCATCTCAGACAGCCAGGGGTGGTGGCCCCGGCTTGCCAGCAGACTCCGGGTCTTGGTCGCCGGCCAGTTCACCTGGGCGATGTTCGTCTTAGTGTGGACCAGTCGTTCCTTGTGGGCAGTCCAGGCATGGGCTCGGCTGGGCGCGTTGAACAGGCTTACCTCGTCGGACTGACGTCGTATACCATTGGCATTTCGGGCGAGGGTATTGTGATCTATCGGAGGCATGTGAGGTTCGTGGATCAGCAGATCCATGATCTCGGCTCGACCAGCCTCGGTGGCGGCATCGAGACCATACTCTACTGCCCTCCAGCCCACCGACTCTTTGGGGAGAGCATGGAGATGAAGTCCTTCCACACCCTCGAGCTGAAGTTGGATGAGCCAGATGGGTTGGGCATGGATGAAGCTCTCATCCACTGAAACGATGAGGTGTTGCTTAGCGGTCATGGCCGTCTCCTAGCTAACGCGAATGGTCCACATGAACCAGGCCCCAGTGGCATTGGCATCGAAGCTCACCGTGTAACCGGTAGATGATGAGGCGGTAACCTGCCACCGCTTGAATACCCCAGTGGTGTCATATAGGGTACCCATGGGGCACATGGTAGTCGACATGGTTGCCCCATAGGTCAGACTCATGCCGCCATTGTTACTCAGTGCGATAGAGCCAGCCTGGATGCCATCGGTCGAACCCATGATGGTGTAGTTGGAGAAGCTACCTCGCATGAAGACCTGACCATTGGTTTGCTGCATCCAGTACCAACTGGCCCCGCCATTCATTTGGGCCCAAGAGTTCGAGAACTGGAAGGCCCCGTGATCGCCGGCGACGTTGGTGGTACCGAAGAAACCGGTGTTATCGTCCATGTACAGTCGACCACCGCTCGGAACACCCCCGCCGAGGGTGGTGTATCGGCTGAGGGCGATTGAGTCCTTGGCTGCCACGATGCTGGAGTATCGCGGTACCGAGGTAGCCCCATCAGTTCCAGATCGGATCTCGAGGTTGGCATCGCTGGCCGTACCCCAAGCCTGGATGGAGGACTTATCGGTGCCAGTGGAGTTCCAAAGCTGAATCACCGCCGAGCCACTGTTGCCCGGATTGATGACCACCCGTTGGCCGGTGTTACCACTGGCGAATTCCCCGATGATGGAGATGTTACCAGTGGAGGCATCGGCGTAGAAGGTTCGAGTACCGCCACTGTTGTACGCACTGACCCCAGTGGAGTTCAGCTCAACTCGAGCCCCGGTGTCGGCTGTCTTGATGCGAGCACCGACCACGATATCAGCCCCGAGAGTCCCAGTGGTAAGCTTACCTACCGAGAGACTCGCGATCTTGGCGTCATTGACCGCCAGGTTAGCGATCTTGGCATTGGTGATGGCGGCGTCGGCGATCAACAAGGTATCGACTTGGCGTCGCACCTCGATGGCATCGATCCACACCGAGCCAGCAGTGAGGCTGTTACTGCTCAGCACTATGTCCATCGTGACCGCGTTGGTCGGGGCAACCTGAGATAGGCCGCTAACCCGGGCATGCCACTGGTTGTCGTAGAGTGCCCCGTAATTCCCCGTCAGGGCGAAGAAGGCACTGGGGTTCGGTGAGCCCGACCCATCGATCACGAAACCGGCAGAGTTCTTGAACTGGATTCCCAGTTCGACCCTTGAGAGCACTGCGGTATCGCTTGTGCATCGATAGTCAGCAGCGCCGAACACTCGCTCCCCAGGCTTGATGGGGAGTCCGGTTTGCAGCCCCAAGTATTCAGTCGAGCCCCCCGCATACGAGCTGGCCTTGATGGACCAACTGCCGATAGAGGCGGTGGTATTATCAAAACTGAAGTGAGTCCCGGTCATCGTCATGGCTCGATTGGACCTCACACTGGCATTCTCGAGGTTGCCATCGTCGACCAGATTGCCCACGTCACTGAATCGTACGTTGGAGAGACCCACCTCGCCCGAGCCGATCTCTACATTCACGACAGGCGAGAGCACCACATGGCTAGTCGTCGTTTCATCCGAAGCCGGACCCTTGTTACCGGACGTGTCAACCGGTACCAGGCGAACCCAGTATTCGGTGTTGTAGCTGAGGCCTGTGGTGAGGGTCGTAGCAGTCTTGTTGGCACCGGGGAGATAGTCTCGCAGAGTAGCTGTTGTTGGTGTGAAGGTCCCATTCGGCCCGACATGAACTTCCACACCAGCGAGGTCAGAATCCATGGCGCCGGCGGTCGAGCTGAGGCCATCCCAGGTCACTCGAAGTGTACCCACGTTGCTGGTGACGACGGGGGCCGAGGTCTTCACTGGTGGTGTCGTATCGCCAGCTGTGGTGTGGGATACCAGGGCCGAATAGCCCGCCGAGCGACCATATCGGTTATGGGCCTCGACCTGGGCTACGATTACGGCACCGGGGTTGATGTCGTCGAAGCTCGCGAAGGTTACCCCCGCATCGACGAGCTTGACCCCTCGCCAGGCGTCAGCACTGTCGCTGAAGTAACGCCAGCGAGCAGTGTAGCCCTCGAAGTTGCTAAGGGCTGAGCCATCGGTATTGGAGGTTACTGCAGACCACGATACCTGAATAGCCGAGCGAGCTCGACCATCGGTGATGTAGTAGCCACTGGAGACATTTACTCCAGTGGGTACCAATGGGGTTTTGCCATCGTCCTCGGGCTGAGAGGCCCCGGTCTCAGTGGTACCATTGTTCAGTGCGTCGATGCGCTTGTTCAGCTTGGCGATCTGTTCGTCGATCAGCTGGTTCAGCGTAACCGACCCCGTCACCGAACCATCGTTATCGATGCTGACGACCCACTGACGGATGCGGTATCGCTCAAGACCTCGGCCGACATCACTGAGAGCCCAGTCACCCAGGTCGAAGTCGATCGTCGGCTTGGGGTTGACCTCAGTCTCGAAGTGGAGACCGTGGGTAACCTCCAGTCGGGGCACGGTGGTTCCGCTGAGCAGGGCATCGCCGATGATGCTCAGGATGCCAGTGGTCTCAACATTGTTCGCCGAGTGGCCGATTTCTCTACGTCCCCAAACGGAGACCGCAGTCGAGTCGACCCGCTCGACATAGTTGTTGTTTTTGCCGGCGACGAGTACGACGGTGCCCAGTTCCCGAGTGGATACCTTTCGGGGCGACTCCTTCATGTCTCGACCCCGGATAAACCTCAAGGGGTTAGGCCCAGTCGTCTTATCGGAACCCAGACCACCCGGATTGAAAGCCCTGAGCGTGCGGGCATCCATGGCCACCTCGACGAAGAGGTTGTCGACCAGATTCTGCACAACATCGGTGTACTTGGTATTGGCATCCCAGCCAATGTCGATACTATTGGCCCAGGGTTGACCCGCCGAGTCGAGCGTGTCACTGAAGTCGTAGTTCAGCCAGCTGAGACTACCCCGGTTGTGAGCCTTGGTGATCAGGTCTCCGAGAATCTTGCCAGGCGTAGAAGCCTGGTAGTCCTGCCGAGCTGGTTCCGACGACGTCGGCCAGAGTGCCGGGTACACCACGGCCCGATCGAGCATGCCAAGCATGGTGCGGCATGTGAAGGTCCACACCGCCGAGTCAGCCTGATCATCCGCATCGTTGCCCTCCATCTGTTCGATGATCGAGCGCAGCGAGGTGACCTCAGATCCGTTGACCATGACCGCGATCTCGAGGTCATCACCGAGGATACCGAAGTTCGTGCCACTCTGCGGGTACTTGATCGAGATGGCCCCGACCGAGGAGAACACCGGCGAGATGTCGATACTCGCGAAGTCCGGCAGAAACATGCCCAGACTGCCATCGGGGTTGACTGCTCTGAGCGAGAAGTAGATAGACATCAGCCCACCAGGTACTTACGTCGGCCGGTCAGGTTGAACTTCGTGGCCGAGGTTGTCGCCGAGCTGGTGATCTTAACCTCCGGCGAATGTCCGACCACCGCAGCCTGCAGGGTCAGCCATCGGGATCCGCCCGAGTGGCTGAAGAATGAGTAGTTAGGCACAAACCCCCCTACCCCGGTGAGCAGCCACTTACCGCAGTCAACTACCATGCCTTGTCCAGCGGGAATGGTACCACTGTATTGGAACCAGTTCGGGGTGAGCTGGGGTTGACCGTTGTACAGGGCCTCGACTCGGGGGTTGGTTACTGGGCCGGTGATGGTCCACACCGAATCCTCAAGCGGGGCCGACATGCCACTCAGCGCGGCGATCTCACCATTCTGGGTTGGCGGCAGATCGACCGAGGATACGATCGTGTCCTCCCAGAAGACCGATGGTACCCTCAGAGCCACTGAGAACTTACCGACCGGTATGTTGCCCGAGCCACTGATCACCGAGAAGTCGATCGCCTCGGTGACCTCGCACATCACTCGGCGGCTGCTGCCATCCGCCAGGGTGTGGACCAACTCGATAAGTCCATCCCCCGGTCGGAAGATGCGGGTGAGGGTGTCGATGTTGGCCATGAACTGAGCGCGACCAGTGGTCACCAGGCCATCGTCATCACACCCCCTCACCCACATTGGCAGTACTATCTCACCCTCGTCATAGTACTTCTGTCGAGTGTAGAGAGTGCCATGCCTTCCGGGCACCGTGATGTTTTCGGTTCGCAGCTTCGGCACCCTGAGACGACCGGTCAAGGACTCGATGTTCTTGGCCAGAGTGTTCAGGATGATGCCGTTGGCTGCGAGGGTTTCGGCAGTTGTGACTGTCATTAGAAAGCCCCCATAGCGGTGAGAGTGCGCAGCTTCTTAGCAGCTGAATCGGATCCGCGTTCAGCGACCGGGTTGTAGTTATTGACCGTGATGACCGGCCCGCCCTGAGGCATCTCCTGGCCCGTCAGGGACGAACCCTCATTCGGGCCCGCGCCGGCGATCGAAGCGGCCATCGAGTAAGTGCCTGCCGGAAAGAGTGAATCGGCCGCCCTCTGAAGAATGGCAGCCTGCTGCTGCATAGCCTGAGTCATGCTGATGAGACGGTTGGCATTGACAAGGTTCGCGGTCTTCGCCGGGTTGGTCTCATTGATCTCGCCGGCAAGAGCTTGCATGGTTCGCACCTGCTCGCCCAGTCGAGCCGACTCCTCGCCTGTGACCTTGGTGATGGCCCACATAGCCCGCTCGATGTGGGAGGGCGAGTGGATGCCGAGACCATCCTTGAAGCCTTCCCAGAGGCCCTTGGCGAAGCCCTTGGCAGCATCCCAAGCCCAGCGCATCATATCCAGGAAGACCTTGCCGACATTGGTGACGATGTCCCACACCACCGATGGCAGCTTGCTGACCCACTCGATGAAACCGTTGTAAATGTTGATGCCGAAGTTCTTGGCCCAGACTACAACGTTGATCCCGGCATTTACCGCATTGTTGTAGAGGTTGGTGAGGATATCCCACACCCTGCCGGGCAGCAGCTTGAACCACTCGATGACGGCGTTGTAGACCTTGCCGCCCCACTCCCAGGTGCTACTCCAGAAGTTGTTGAAGGCATCGATGCCCCGGTGGTACATATCGGTCAGGAAGTCGGCCACCCGACCCGGCAACAGCCGGAACCATTCGACGGTGGCATTGTAGACATCGCCACCCCACTTCCAGAATGCATCCCAAGTATTGCCCAGCCATTCTACGGCCGAGTCATAGGCATTGCTCATCCAGTCCGATACGATGCCCGGGAACTCGGTGAAGAACCAGACGATGCCGTCCTTGATAGCAACCCCGGCATCCCACATGGCCTTTGCCGCGTCGATGCCCCAGCGAACCAGTCGACCGAGGGCGAAGCCCAGGGCATAGCCGAGGTTCTCGGGCAGGTTGGCAAGGAACTGCATGAAGGAGTCCCAGGCCGAACTGATGGCATTGCCCACCGTGGTCGTGGCCTGGCTGAACCAGTTGCTGATCGTGGTGCCCAGGTTGGAGAGAGCATTGCCGATCTTACCCGGAGCCTCGGTGAAAAAGTTGACGATGGAGTTCCAGGCATCGGATACCCACTTGACACCCTTGTTGAATATGTCGGTGATGTCTCGCCAGAGCTGAGCGAAGAACTCCGGCAGACTCTTGAACCAGTCCACCGTAGCTTGGAAAGCTACCTTGAGACCTCGTCCGATGTCGTTCATGATATTGCGAACTGTCTCGGACTTCTGGTAGAGCAGTATCAGGGCCGCTACCACCGCAGCTACTGCCAGAGCCACCCAGAACCAAGGGCTTGCCAGCACAGCTGCGGTCATTTCCCAAGTAGCCACCGTCATGATGCGGATAATGCCGGCGGCGAGCTTCATCACATTGTACAGGTCACGGAAGACCTTGATGGCCTTGAAGATGGTACCACCCACGAGGGCAAAGACACCCAGGAATGTGAGAGTGGCACCAGAGATGGCTATGATCTTGAAGATCAGTGTCTGAGTCTCGGGCGACAGGTCGGCGAAAGCCTGGACCAGCTTCGTGACCCACTGCACCATCTTACGCAGGTTTTCCTGAAACGGGGTACCGGCCTGGATCAGCAGGGTGTCAATGTTGCCCTTGAGCTTCTTGATATCCCCGGACAGGTTGTCCATGCGCTTGGCAGCAACATCTGCCGCCGTGGTCTTGCTGATCTCCGAGTTCATCTCGGCGAAACCAGCGGCACCGGCCTTGGTCAGGATCTCAGCTGCAGCCAGAGCTCGGTTGTTGAAGATGGTTCGGAAGGCCATCAGCTGCTGTTCCTGAGTCAGGCCCTTGGTGTGGTCCTGCAGGATCTGGAAAACATCGGCGAGGGACTTAGCCGAACCGTCAGCATTGAAGAACTTGTTGGTGCCATCCTCGGTGATGATACCGAGTTCCTCAAGCTCAGCCTTGGCCTTCTTGGTACCACCAGCCAGAGATACCATGATCTGACGAAGGGAGGTACCAGCGGTCGAACCCTTGATACCCGCCTTGCCCAGGAGCGACAGAGCATCCACGGTGGAATCGAAAGAGATGCCCAGGGCATGAGCCACACCGCCGACGTACTTCAGAGATACGCCCAGGTCACTCACGTCAACGATAGATGCGTTGGCCGCACCAGCGAGCACGTCGGTTACATGGGCAGCATCTTGGGCAGCCAGGGAGTAAGTCTGGATCTGCGAGGTGACGATGTTGGTAGCCTCGGTCAGCTTGATGTCTGCAGCTGAGGCGAGGTTGACCATGGCATCGGCCATACCATCGGTGATGTCGGTGGCAGAGACACCCGCCTTACCCATCTCGACGAAGGCGTCGGCTATCTGACCGGCAGAGAACTGGGATGTACGACCCAGCTCGAGGGCCTTCTCCTTGACCTTGTCCATCTCGGCAGCAGTCGCATTGTTGACCGCGCCGAAGTAGTCCATCTTCTTCTCGAAGTCGGCAGCCTTGTCGATGGCCAGGGCAAAGGCTGCGGACAGGGCCCCGCCGGCGATCAGGGCCGTCTTACCAAAAGCCGAAAGACCCGAACTGGCGGTGGTCAGTGCCGTATTGCTGGTGGCAGCTGCGGTACGTACTGCGGCAAATCCGGCGATCGCCTGGGCTACGTCTAGCCGCACCTGGCCCGAGATAGTCCCAAGCGATCCAGCCATCAGAGCCTCCTAGTTGAACATCGCGGCGGGATCAGCGTAAGCACCGCGAGTGGGCTTAGTTTTTTCGTCGTATAGGAAGCGCTCGAGAACCCGTTGCCTCTTAGCCTCGGCCTCGGATTCTGACTTCGCTTCCACACGACCGAGTTCAGCTTCGATCGATCGACCGAGGTAGCCCACCGCCTGGTCAAGGCAGTAGGCTACGTAGTCATCCTCAATGGCGAGGAGGTTACTCGGCCGGCAGTTCCAGGTCTTCGCGTCCACGTACAACCCCCAGCTTATCGGCGTGTTCGCGACGAAACTGCTCGATGTCGGTGGTACCCCCGGTGACCACCTGGAAGATGAACATCTTGTCCTCGTCGTCGACCTCGTCGACGTAGAGAAGTTCGGGGTCTCGCTCCACACCAGCCTGGGGCGGCAGGTGGATGGCCGGCTCGGCGACGACGAAGCACACCATCTTGTCGAAGAAGTTCATCATCTCGATGAGCTTGCCCTCGTCGGAGGCGAGCTCGGCCATCTCCTCATCGGTGGGGCCCTCAAAGCCCTTGCCCTTGTCCACCGCCTTCTGGGCGATGCTGAGGAGGCTGTTCGGCATCATGCCGGTCTTCATCAGTGTCTGCAGTCCCACCCGCTTCATGCGGATGACGTTGCCCGAGGGCAGCTCGACGATGTCGCCGAGGCTTTGCTTCTTCCAGGCTGCGATCGACGTGGGCTTGTTGCGCGCGGTCATGGCCGTCCTTTGTTTCGATGGTTTTTTGTGCCCTGCCTCGGTGAGGTGCCGTACCCCACATTCACTTTTTGTATGTTGATTAAGAGGGGCAAATGCAGTGAGCTGCATGCCCTCTTAACAACAACAAAAAAATGTAGGGGTGGCATCACCTCGGCAACATGATTTTTTAGACTTTTTAGACTTCGCCCTTTTCTGCCCGTAACATTCCAAATCGGACATTAGGTGCGCAATCATGCCGTAACATTGTGTATCGCCCAATGCTCGGCTAGCTTGGTGTGGAGGGGTGTTACGGGCCGAGGGTGATGGCCGTGGTGGTCTCGTTCTGGATGAACTCGAAGAGCTTCGAGTTGTCGAGCCGGCCGTAGCCCTTGCCGCCCGCCTTGGTCAGGTAGAAGGCGCCGTTCTCGAACTTGCCGTCGAGGTCACCGTCAGCCTTGCAGCGGTAGACGATGGCGTGCATGTCGCCGCCGCTGTCGGAGATGGCCTGGCCCTCCACCTCGAAGTAGGGCCGGCCCTGGGTGGTGAGCTTGGTGTAGGTCTTCTTGGTGCTCGGCGTGGTACCGGTGGTCGTGACGGTGCCGCCGGCGATGATCGAGTAGGCCTCCAGCGAGATGCCGCCGCCCTCGAGTTCCCACTCCACCTTCGGCTCGTAGTCATGGGCCGCGACGATGATGTCGTCACCCATGAGCTCCTCGGCCTTCACCGTCTGCTTGAAGCTGAAGGTTCGGGAGGCGGGGAGGTCCACACCCGGGCTGACTCGGGCGCCCGAAGCGTCGAGGGCGAAGAGGACTACGTCACGCAGACCGAACGGCAGAGAGCTGCCCAGTGCCATGGTCGTTCCTTTCCTTGGGTGGCTCGGCGAACTTTGCCGTGCCCGTCATCTGTCCTGTGGTCAGGTCGAAGGTGTGGAGGATCACTACCCCTCGCCTGGCTCCGCAGCTGCGGCGACCGCACTTAACTTCCAGGAGGTTGTCTTCCAGGAGCTTGGCGTGCATGGTTCCACCGCATCGGAGTTCATGCATCGAAGCTCCCAATCGGTCCCAGAATGATGATGTATCGCCCCATGCCTAATTCATCCTGCTAGTGGGTGCCCATCGATCAGCACCCTCTCCAGGAATCGTTAGAGAGCGATTATGCGCCCGCTATTCGGCCGGCTCGTCAAAGCTGAACGGCAGCGGGGCATCCGTGGTCATGGTCGTGGTGACCTTCACGAACTCGTCGCTGAGGTGGTCGAGGATGGCCTGACCCTCGGCGTCGATGATGTCGGTCGGTGTCCATCGGGCGAAGATGATGTGCTCGCCGGGGTTGACTCCCCACTTCTGGAAGTCCTCCGGGAACAGCTCGCGGAAGTGGGAGAAGCCGATGTACTTGATGACCATGGTTACCTCGCTTGGATGAGTTGGAACCGCATGTAGCGGAAGTAAGTCTGTAGTAGCTCATCCTGAAGATCCTGGCTGGTCTCCAGATAAACTACTTCGATCAGGTCTGCGGGCTTGGAGCCGTTGATCAGGGCATCCTTGATCAGAGGCATGAGCTCATCGATCGGGCCATAGTCACCCTGGTCCACATGAACATAGACCGAGAGGAACTGCCGATTGGGTCGAAAGCCCCCACTGCGATAGTCGAACAGTCCCTCATCGGTGTTGTTACCGAAGTGGTGAACGAGGTATGGCTTGACCATCTGCGATGTGATAATAGACCCTTGTTGGAAAACACGATCGGAGATGCCGGCAACGGTCTTCAGCTGGCTGTGAACGTAAGCTCGAGATGCGCTAGTCATCGGCGTAGTCCACCTCGGTCGATTCCTGAAGACCAGTACCGATGCGAGCCGAGTAGATCTCAAGCGTCGGCATGATGATGGCGAACCGGCCGTTCTGGATAGTCTCGAGAGGCAGACCATAGTCGACCTGGTGGTATAGATCCCACACGATGGTCTCGCCCTCCCACTCGACCGAGGTATCCAAACCCGATCGAGCTTGGCCGGTGCGGTCGTTCCAGGGGGCATTGGCCTTGGCATATTCGAGGGCCTCCACGGCGACCTCGAGAACCTTATGCTCCAGGTGTTCGGGGATCCGAATAGCTGCGAGGGCCAGCCCAGCGTTGAAGCTGTTCTTGATCTCGATGCCGTCGCTCATACCCAAGTCACCCCCGCCTCATCCAAAGCGATCAGCTGAGCGACCTTGCGATCGGTGTGGACCTCATCATCCGTATGGGGTTCCAGACCCTGTACTCGGTAGAAAGCCCCGTCGAGGATGAACTCATCCATACGTTGAATGTTGCTATTATAGTACCCTACAAGAACGTACGGCAGAAGGGGAACTTCACCCACTGAGGTCGTTGTCGTGAGGTCGGTGAGTCGACGCTTGTAAGGTACGAGTCGGAAGGTCTGGGGGGGCTGCGCCACGTAATTGCCCTTGACGTAGCCCCCCGTTGGGGTGGTCGAGAAGGTGGGCCGACGAAGAACAATGCTCCGACCGTCGGCCCTGATGAACTCCGCCATGACCCTACGCAGGGCGGCGGTCATGGTGGTGTCCATTAGCGGTACCTCCTCCTGATCCTTCCCAAAGTGGTTCGACCCTCAGTAGCCCCCGAACGAGAGGACTCGAAGTGCTTCACCATGGCCATGGCCTGGGGCTGCAGGTCAGACATGGCTCGCGAAGCATTGCCCTCGGTGACGTCGACCATGGAGGCCGCCGCAGCAGCCTTCCATCGCCAGACCTCGGCGGCAGCCCGTTCCGGATTGCCGGCAGCCCCATCGAGAGCGGACTGCAGTTGATCGTTGCTGAACTGAGGCTGACTTCCGTCAGTCGGCTCAGGATCGTTGATGTAGAGCCTCAGCAACTCAAGGGTGGTGGGGACGGCCATCAGGCCTCCTTGGCGTCATCCTCACGCAGACGAGCAACCAGCTCGTCCTTCTTACCCTCGATGCTCAGCTCACGGGTGATGAGCTCGTTACGCAGCTCCTGGTTGGTCCAGGCCTCGTACTCGGGGATCTCGTCCTCCGATTCCTGCTCGACCTCCTCGTCCGAGGTCGGGGTGCCGTGCTTGGCGATCCAGTACTCCCGGATCCGCTGATCCTGCCAGATCGGGTTGTTGCTGGCGTACTCGCCGTCCTCACCCATCCGGAAGACCACGAGCTCGTCGACGATCTCATCCATCGGGTTCTTCTTCTTCACCATGTTGGCCTCCATTCGGGCCCGCCGGCATCACTCTTCCACACCAGCGGGCCAAGCTTCATCAGACGTACTGGGTCGGCGTGGTGTAGGTCGCGTTGTTGGTGACCTGAACGAGGTAGCCGGAACCCCGCTGGCGGATGCCCGTACCGAAGCCCCGGGTGTAGAACGAGTCGACCAGGGGGTAGTCGGAGCGAGCGCCCGGGATGAGCTTCAGACCCCGCTGGGTACCGTTGATGTGCTCACGGATGCCGACCGGGTTCTTGATGTTGTTGGAGCCACCGGAGGCGAGGAAGACGAGGTAACCCGGAACGAGGTAGCCGGGGCGCTCGATGATCTTCCAGGGGCCATAGGTGCCGATCTGGTACGGCAGCTCACCCTGCGGACGGTTGATGATACCGCCGTTCTGGGGCAGGTAGATACCACCACCGTAGTTCGAGCCCGGCATGAAGTCGTACTTCGCGCCGTTCAGGACCCGGAAGCCACGGATGATCGAACCCTCCTGCGGGTTGACCATGAGGATCAGCTCGGTGCCGTTGAGGTTCGGCGTGTTGCCGTGCTTGTAGAAGTCGAGCTCGACGGCATCCAGCGTCGCCGAGGTCAGCGTCGCCGAGCTGGCCAGCGTCTGGGTGGTGGAGTAGTGGGTGTGGGTACCCACGAAGGTGTTACCCTCGTAGGGCGGCGGAACCTCACCGTCACCGTTGTAGAACTTGTAGACGGTGGAGGGCAGGTTCTTGTCCGCGATGCCCTGGAGGTTGAGCGGGTTGTACAGGGTCTTCATGACCTTGTTGAAGAGCAGACGGTTGTCCGCCTCCAGGGCCTCGTTCGCGAGCATGCGGATCTGCTCGCCGCCGGCCTCGGCGAGGAAGCGGTAGGTGAACCGCTGCGCCAGGTCGTAGAACTTGAAGTCGTAGCCCCGGTTGAACCACGAGTAGCCGCCGCCACCGCGAGGCTGGCCGAACTCCGAGGCCTCCTCGAAGTCGGTCGAGCCCGGCGTACCCACGTTCTCGACGGTGTCGGTGGTACGGTAGCTGAACTGGGAGATGAGGTCGTTTCGCTCACCGTTCCAGCGGGCCAGCGTCTCCTGGATCTCGCTGAAGATCTCGAAGAGGTCGGTGCCATCCGCCGCCTGGACGAGGATGTCGGCAGCCTGGCTGTAGCCGCCGAGGCCCTTGGCCCCCGGACCCTGATCGTAACCGATGATCGGCCCCGACGCCAGCAGTGCGGCGAGAGAAGAGGTCTTACGCATGGTGTGGAAGTCCTTCCTTGGTAGTGGTTCGATCAGCCCTGGTACGGCGCGAACCGAACCACCAGGCGGTCGGCTTCGACGGTGTGACCGACCTTCCAGCTGTTGGTGCCAGCCGCCGGGGGGGTCGCCGTCAGCGAACCGTCGGCCGCCGCGAAGTAGGTCGTGCCGGCGACGAGGCCGGAGACACCGACGATCTCACCGTGGGTCATGACGTCGACGACGTCGCCCGCCTTGCCACCCATCGGGACAGCGGCGTTGATCTGGCCCGGGATATTGGCCATGCCCGGGTACATGGGCACCGACTTGCAGAGGATTCCCACACCCCCCGACTGACCAGCGGTACCGACGACCACCTTGCCGGTGGTGTTCAGAGAGACGGCCTTGGGGCCGAAGTTGCCCGCCGCGTCGAAGGTGAGGTCAGCGTTGAGAGGCGCTCGGAACCCACCGGCGATCGGCTCGTACTTGTCGTAACGGCCAGCCATGGTTGCTTACCTTTCTAGAGCCCGCGCAGGGCGGGGTACTTGCTGCTGAGTTCGGCGGCCCGGTCGCCGCCACTACCCTTGGAACCACCACTGAAGGTGGAGCCGCTCTTGCCGCCCGTCTGTCGCTGGTTGCCCGCGTTCTCGACGTAGTGCGGCTTGGCGGCCGCGAGTGCCTTGACTCGGCGAGCGAGTTCGTCGGTGTCGACCGTGACCTTGGTCGGGTCATCCGCATCCTGCTCGAAGGGCAGGTCACGGAGCACCTCCCGGCGGAGGGCGTCGGACGGGTCACGGAACTTGGCTGCGGTGGCGACCTTGAGGACCTCGGCTTCGATCGCCGTGTCACGGTAACCATCGGCCATCTTCTGGAGCTTGGCCGAGAGGTTGCCGTTGTCATCGGCGAGTCGCTGGATCTCGGTCTTCTCCTGGTCCTCCTGGGCCTTCTTGGCCTCACGGAACTCCCGGAGCTCCTTCTCCAGAGCCTTGCGCTGGTTGCGCTCATTGCTCAGGGCCGACTTGAGCCCGGAGACATCTTCCCCGGCCTTGGCGCCCTCACCGGTCGAGTTACCCTCGCCCTGGCCGCCCGTCGATCCCTGACCCTCCCCAGAGCTACCCTGGCCGGTGCTCTGGCCATCGCCCGAGCTGCCGGCCCCCTCACCCGATCCGCCTTCGTCGAAGCCGACGATGGGGGAGGTCAGGTTGAGCCACCACTGCTTGTTCACTCGCATCTCGCGGTTCCTTCGGTAGGAGGGCCTCTCGCCCTACTTGGTTGACTTCACGGCCGTCGGCTTCCCGCCTCGGGCTTGCTTGGCAATGGACTGATTAGCCTCGGTCCCCGAGGACTCATTCGGTCGATTGCGGTTGTTGCTCTGGTTAACCACGATCTTCTTAGCGGTTACCTGACCCGGCTGATTCGGGTTAGGGGGCACCGCCTTAGAACCATTCGCGGCATCCATAGCATTCTGCTGCAGGCCCGGCGGGGCCATGGCAGCCTTCTGCTCGGCTTCCTTCTGATTCTCGTCATCGATCTGAGACTCGATGTCGTCGGGGAAGGAATAGCCAAGTTCTTGCATCTCAGCACGATAGTACTTGCGCGAGATGACCCCCCGGTCGAGCATGTTGTTCAGCTCGTTGATCCGGGCGGTACGGTCAGTCGGGAGCTTATCCCCGATCTTGACCTCGATCTTCTCGGTGAAGGTCTCACCCTCGTAGGCGGTCCACCAGTTCTTCCAGTCGAAGAAGAGCTGGGTAAGGCGGTCCACACCAGCCTTGTCTCGCTCATCGAGCTTGGCAAGGGTAGGCATGAACTTGATGGCGAGGGCGATACCCGACTGGGCGGTCTGAACATCCACCCGACCGAGGGCGACGTCGGACAACCCGCCGGCTTCGCGGATCTTCGACTCGAGGTACTCGGTGTGGTCCAGGTTGGGCGTTACCGAGGTGATACCCTCGACCTTACGGAAGTAAGATCCCGCAGGTACCTCGGCCACGAAACCTGGATAGACCTCCCAGTCGATATCCTTGCCTGTGCTGTCGGTGGGCCGGCCGCCATCGGTAGCGTACAAGCCCAGTCCCAGCAGGCTCAGAGCGGTCGACTGGTCGGTGGTACCCTGGCTGATGCCCTTCGAGATGAATTCGAAGCCCCTCAGCTCAGAGAAGCCGTAGGGTTCATCGTCCCAGGAGAGGTTATTGAACCAGTACACCGGGATGGTGTCGATGGGCTCGGGCAGCGGCTCGGCCTCCAGAGTGGTCTTAACCAGCTTACGTTCACTGGCCTTCCACCACGACTGGTCCTGGGACCAGAGACATTCCCGCCGCCATACCTTGCGAGTACCCTGGTCACCGTCGAAGCCCCGGCCTATCTCATCGGCCTCCGCCTCGGGATCGGGCAACTCTGCCTCGTCATCGCCCTTGTACCAATACATCAGCTCACGGACGACCTCAACCCCCTTCGCAGCCTCCAACTCATCAGGGTGTGGAATGAGGTCGACGAGGTGCGCACGGATGATCCGAGTGCAGTCGTCCGGGTCGGTGTCCAGGATGACCTTGGCCGGATGCAGCGGTGTCAGCGAGATTCGCTTGCCAGCGGGCTTGCTGGGATCCGCCGTCATGTGAATGGCGTAGTCGCCCCGGGCCACCCCTCGGTGCTTGTTGGCGTGGAAACGGGAGTAGAACATCTCCCGATCCAGGAAAGCCTCGAGCACCTTGCCCATCTTAGAACCAGAGGCCTTCTCGGAAGTAACTGAGAGACCCTTGAGGTAGTAATGGGCGGTGGTGTCGACCAGGGTTCTCGGGTTGGGAACGAAGATCGGTGTCTCTTCGGCCATCACCCGGAGGGGGTACTGAAGCTGATCATTCCAGTACAACTGGTCGTACTTGGCGTAGGCCTGAGCCCTTTCCCGAGCCTCCGGGGGCAGGTAGGGGTAGAGGTCATCCACACCACCCAGACTGATCGGGTTCCAATATGGGCTGCGGTGGTTCGGAACTACGGGAGCCATGGTTTACCTCCTTCCCCGACTTCGGTTGGTACGGATACTGGATTTCCTTGCGCGGCGGGCATCGGAGCGAGGCTCCATGTAGCCCTTGAAGAATCGACCCAGTGCCTCGGGACCGTGGTTGTCTTTGTCCATCGGCAGTTCTGAGTCGTTCTTACTATCAGTCTTGCGTTCGGGCCATCGATAACCCTCGCGCATCTCCCAGATGAGCTTGGTGCAGCTGCGGTCGATGAACAACCAGGGCAACTTCTCGGGATGCCCATCCGGGAGGTGTGGGGGCTTCAGTTTGAGCGCTGATCGGATCAGAGAGAGCCTCGTCCTGAGTTCGCCACCCGTGTTGAGGTAGGTCGGCACATCGAGTGTGCGTCGAAGGATCTGAGCGTCATCCGGGGCAGCGGGATCGGGGTAAATGCCGATCAGCTTTCGGGTCAGCGGATGATCCTTCAGTTCTACCCGAGCGATATCCTCGGTATCACGGAGGTTGTATCGCTCTTCCCCGATGACGTATACTCGCCCCTCGGGGTCGACTTGGATCCATAGCCAGACCCAGTCGTTGGTGTAACCGAAGTCGACCGCAGCATACAGCGGCCAAGCTCGGTTGTATTCTAGGTCGGCGATGTGGTCATCGTCGTCCCATTCCTTCATGACTCGACCAATGTTGTCGACGAATTCAGCCCCGTACTGCCGGCGGAACTCGTCCTCGGTCAGGTCATCCCGAGCTTCGACGATCTCGGGGTCGTATCGCCCACCCGGGAAGACGACATCATTCGTCCAGGAGGGCATCTGAATGGACCACCACGACTTCTTCGTGGGGTCCTGGCCTCGGTTGAAGAGGGAGTACAGCAGAGAAGTCTCGGCTGCACCCTCGGGCACGCCAGAGGTGAAACTCCAGCCTCGCTTGTCAGAAAGCGCCGGGCGGACGTAGTCACCCCACATCTTGCGCTTGTGTCGACCGCCCTCAACGATGAGAACGAAGTCGAGTCCCTCACCAACCAGGCTTTCGGGGTGTCGGGCCGAGCGGCACTGAAGATCGAAACCCCATTTGGTCTGGATGTGCATGTTACCACTGTCAACGTTATTGGAGAAACGGTTGGACAGCGATTCCACACCCAGCGCACGCAGCGAGTCGTAGATGACTCGGAACTCCTTCTCGCAGTCCGTGTACTCAGGACCGATGATCCAGCCGATCTGAGGCTGGCCGAGAAAGTTCTTGAGGAAGGCCATGGTCTCGGCCTCCTTGGCCCCGCACAGGGTCTTGCCCCAGCGACGACCATTAACCAGCACCCGGTGACGGGTACCGTTGTAGTGAACCACCCGCTGACCAGCGTGCGGCATGTAGCCGGTTTCCTGGAAGTAGAGGTCCTTACGGAAGACCTTGCCCTGAGGCAGCACCAGGCCCGACTTAGTCCTAGTAGCCATCTTCGATGTACTCCTCGGGCCAGCCCTCGACCTCGTACTGGGCTCGAGGGGGTTGACCAGTGTTGAGCAGCCAGTTCGGCGGTCGGTTGCTAGCTGGCTTAAGGCCCAGCATCTGCCGGCGATCCTCAGCACTCATCTCGGTCGTCTGAAGAGTATCGCTGATATCACCGACGAGGTAAGTGAGCCGAAGTTCCTCGCCGGCGGTGAGGGCATCGCTGCCCTTGGGCTGAATGGTGTTCTTGGAGTAGGTACCACCGAACTCCGACCCCTCACGCTGCGCGGGTGTGTAACGCGCATACTTATCTGCCCCGTAGGTCATGGTACCTCCTTTCAGAACCAGGTGGCGACTGGGCCGTCATCGGTCAGTGCCACTACGAACATCTTCACATCAGCATTGGGTCGCTCGGCGAGATCGCCGGCGGAAGGACCTACATGGCCCGAGGGGTGGGTGTGCCAGACCGCCACCTCGAACTCGTCGCCCCCGACCCCCTCCAGGGCCAACCTTATGTCATCGGGGTATATCACGTATTGCCCCGTGGTGTGGAGGGTTCGGTTGGGCAACTCAATCACGTAGGAGAGTCGGCCATTTCGCCATATCGGCGCATCCAGGAGAAGTCCGCAAGCCTCGGCCGGTTCCCTCAGAGTACCGAGGTTGTAGATCTCATCCAGCGACGTTTCCAGTGCCTGGTGCAAAGCCAAGGTCTTCATCCGTAATCACCCCTTTGGCAAGGAGAAGAGCTCGAAGCTGAACATCGGCGGCCTGGGCAACAATGACCCTGGGGACTGCCGGCTGTTCCGGGCGAGGTGGCTCTGCTACGCGCAAGGAGCCATCGGAAGTCCAGGCATGTCTCACCAGGTTATCCAGTTCGGCCAGCCGATGTTCAGCTCGAGACCTGTTGCAATGGTAGCAGAGCTCGTCGCTACTCGCCACCACTGCCTCCCCAGTCGTCATCGTCGTCCTCCACCTCGACGTCGATAACTCCTCGGGTGCCCATGTGTGCCATGGTATAGCCAGGCGGCAGGGCCGCCATGTCGGGGTGCCGGTCGTCCATCACGGGGTTCACCATGACGGCCCCCAGAATGCCCTGGAGCTTCACCGAGACGTCGGTCTGGGTGGGCTGCACGGGCTTACCGATAACGTGCTCGATGAGCCACTTGGAAGCGTCCAGCTTCACAGCGGGCGATACAATGGGCTTGCCCTTGTCGTCGACATCCTCGCTGTGGAGCAGGTTGGCAACTACCCCCAGAGCCATGGTGGCGTTGAGGTTCATCGAGTCACGGATCAAGATCTTGAATCGCTCGGCGATGCGTTCGTGAACTGCCCGAGGCATGTGTCGCATCGGGGCACCACGGAAATCGCCGGCAGCATTCCTCGGACGTCCGCGAGCCAGTTCCTCGAGGTCCCACTCATCGATGGGCTTACCCGACCAAGCTTCGAAGGTCTCGTCGTCCAGCTTCTTGCCCTTGGAGATGGTCCGGCGGGCTCGAGAGCGAACCTGCTTGCCGGTCATCAGACGACCACGATCGTTGCGGGGCCGGGCATCTTCCTCGGGGCTCTTCTCGGCCTCACGGAAGTCGACCACCCTCGGCTTAGGCTGCTTGGGCATGTCCACCTCCTCGTTAGATGCCCTACACTGGCCCACCGAAGCGGATTCGATAGGGCGTGGGGTCGGCAGGGGGAACCGTTCCTATCGAACCCGCTCCGGCGGGATCATGTCCATTTAAGCATCCTACGGTCGATCATGTCAATCACCACGGCGGGCTGGTCGACCTGTTACGAGAATAGGGCAAAGCCATTCACACGGAGATCCGTGGTTTGACTTGATCCCCACACCGACAAGTTATTGAGGTGCTCCCACGGGTAGACTTCCTCGCTGTACCACATAGCTATCAGGTGGTGAGTTGTGAAAGCCCCATTGCGATCCTTAGCTGTAAGTAGGCGCTTCAGGATCGCATTTTCAGTGACGTGGACCTTCTTCGAAATCTCCATCTTAGTGTGACCGGTGGCTACTAGCTCGATGATCTCGATCTCAACTGGGCTCAACACGAAAGGTGCCCATAGGGGTATCGGTTCAATGATCTCGGCATCTAGAGCCTGATAGACAAGGTGGGTCAGATTCCGGGCCCCGAATCGATTCTTGAGCCGCTCGATTCGACCACGAAAGGTATCTTTCTGAATGCCGAGGTAAGTCGAGATCTCGGTCCCGTCAAAGCCCAGGGCCAAAAGCTCTAGCATTACCTCGGCATCCTTGAAGCGGCGAAGGTCAGGCGACTGCATCCACGACCTTCGGTCGCCAGTTCACTTCGAGAAAACGCTCGTCGCTGCGCTGGTAGGTGTGGAGCTTCGCACTCGGCCCCATGCGCGGACTCTGGATGATCATGTTGTGGATCGCCGAGATGGTCGTGGGGTGTGGACTGACCACCCGGATGGTTCGACCTCGACGAGTGACGGTCAGGTTCTCACGGCCCAGAGAACGCTTGATGCCCTGGACGATCATCTCGGCATCGTGCGAGGTTCCCTCGAGCGAGCCGATGTCAACTGCGTCGAGCACGAACATCATTTCTCCTCTTGCGCTTGAGCTTGTGGTCGTCCCAAAAGGAGAGGGCCACCGCGCTGAGGCAAAACCCTCCCACACCGAGCGCGAGTATGCCGGCGACTATGGCGAGAAGCCACTGGGGCCAGCTCACTCGAACTCCCGGAGGTAATCGAGCCGGAGCTGCTTCAGCTCCTTCAGGTCCATGCGCTCGAGTGATTCAGCGCAGCGCGCTTCCTCCAGCTTCCTGATGCTCTCCGAGGGCCGACGGACGAGCTCCTCGATGTGATCGCGGGCCGGTGGTGCGATGCTGACTCGACCGGTCACCGACGGGGTGCCGAACATCTCGACCTCGAGCACATTGTCCCGATTCACACCTCGGTTCAGCTTCAGGGCGAATCGCGTCAGGGCGTGGGCGAAGGAGGCCGACTTACCCAGCCCCCGCGTGTACTCACCGCACCGCAGGATGTAGAACTCGAGCTCGTGTGTCTGCAGCGGGATACGGTGGGGAGTCTGTTCGACGATCTCCCAGCCCTTGCGCCTGGCGTCTGGGTCATTGCTGTAGCGCATGTGGAAGGTCTCGTCGAGGATCTTGCGTCGTCGCGCTCGGATCTCGTCAGGGGATTCGGACTGATCGCTCGTCTCGTTCATCGTAGTCCTTCGTCTTGACCAGTAGGTTGTACAGGTCAGCTGGGGTGACATCGCCGGGAATGCGGCCATCCTGGAAGAGGCGTATGCCGGCATCGTGGTAGCACTGATCCACCAACTGGGAGCAGATCATGTGCCCTGTGCTAGCAATATAGCGCTTCAGCCACCGGGGACGAAGGCGAAATCGTGCTAGGGCTAGACCAAAGTAGTCCAGGAACGAATAGGGGACTCCCTTGTACCGGCCCACCGCCGAGAAGACGATGATCTGTCGCTCATTGTCGGTGAGGGGGCCATCGTAGTCAGGTCCCACACCATAGATCTCGAGGCCGGACGACCAGATGATGTTCTCAGGTCGGTAGTTGCTGATGTCGCCCTCGATGGCTCCGCCGGGCATGGCCTCTATGGTTCGACCCTCACCCAGGTAGATGCCGGCATGCTGTATACTCCGCCAGCCATCCCCGTTCAGCCACTGTCCGAACTTGATGAGGAGTCCCACTCGACCCTGGATGGGCACCAGGAAGAAATCCCCGGGGCGAGGCTCAGGCATGTGACTCCCTCACGCGAACGATGAGGTCGCCCCCGTCGCCGGCATCGATCAGCTCGACAGCCACCGGAGCCATCTGAAGCTGACCCCGCATCCCATCATGGGCCACCCGGTTGCAGTACATGCAGCGAAGGTCCGCACGACCCTCGTCGATCTCGAGACGCCAGCGCTGAACCCCGTCATAGTGACCGGGGCAGACTTCGATGGCTGGGGCATGGTAAAGGATGTCGGCTCTGCCCATGGCCTTCTCCTTAGGTGTGGGGGTATCAAACTACCACAAAGCCGTCGGGAGTCTCAAGGACTTCTTTCCCCGACGGCGTGGCGAGACAGAGTTAATGCTTAACGAACCCCCGAAGAAGGAATTGCTCGTAGCGGTCGGCCGCTCGGTCGATCCACTCGGGCCCCTCGGGGTTGTCATCGACCTCAGTGTACAGGTCGTAGGCCTTCATGGCCGTATCCAGTGCATAGAGCCGAGCCTGAAGCACGATGTGCCCGGGCAGATTGTCGATGTCAAACTCCTCGATAGGCATGGTAGCCTGAGTCGGGAAGCATGGCAGATCGGCGAAGTCCGGGTGCTCGTCGATCAACCCCTCAGCCTGGGTCGGCGACAGGAACTTGTGCTGGTGCTGGTCGGCGCATCGGTTGCAGCCCATAGGGTGGGTGTGGTCCCGACGGTGGTGCCCACATGTGGCGCACTTGAACTCGTTCTTCAACTGAGGAGCCCCCTTCTTCATGGGATCACTTACCTTCGTCGGTAGATCTCGAAGCTGGAGTTATTCCTCTGCTTCGGGATAATGGAGGCGATGATGTCTCCGGGCCGCAGTTCATCCGCTGCTACCTCGATTACCGTGGCATCCCCGGGCACGAAGGCGTGATCCGTAGTCGCAAGATGGAAGTTGCGGTGAGCCCCGCACATGCGGCAGCTGTTACGCGCAACGAAGTCGATAGGCTCGACCTTGAACGTAATACCCATCATGCTAGTCCCCCTCCTATGCGGTTGTGACCGCTTGGTGCGGCCATGCCCCCATAGTAGGCTCACGGTTACCGCCCGTCAATCGTTACCGGTATCACGCATATTCGTTACTGAGGGTGAACTGAACTTGTCCATGTCCTCAGGGGGATAGTTGACGTAGCGCCTACCATCCTCGAACTTCACGGTGAAGTAGCCGCCCGAAGTGACCGCCACCACTTCCCCGGTAGCCCTTGGTGTGGGATCCGCCAACTCAAGACGTTGTCCCACACCGAACTGGGCTTCCTGGCAGCGATCTGAGTTGTCAGGTTGCATGATCGGGACCCTATCGGGTCGGGTTTTGGGGGGTCAATCACTGAGGGTAAAAATCTCATTCCAAAGGACTAGAAAATAGTACCCGGTCTAAACCACACCGATGGACCGGCCCGTAGGCCGGCCACCGTTAAGCGCGGAGGATCAGAGCTTGGTCACCGAGTCGAACCCGCCCGAGGTGGTCACCGCGATGTCACCCTTATTGTCCTCCCAGGCAAATGAGTCCGCCTTCTTAAGGTACCGCCCCCGCACCCACTTGTCCAACCCGATCAGGTGAGCCTTGTGCGTGTTGGGGTTGTCCGGGCTCGGCGGCCAGAAGACCATGGGACTCTCCTTGGTGCCTTCGCCCAGGGGGTAGTCGCTGACCGGCTCCCAGTCGAGGGTACCCAACTTCTCGCCGTTCTTGTCACTCCAGCAGAAGTATTCACCCTCGACCCATCCAGTGGTCTGGGAGCTGCTGTTGTAGACGAAGGCCCGGATGGGTTCCACCAACCGAACATTTCGATCATCCACCCGGGCTTTGAACATCTTGCCCGAGGCCGACAGCCAGTGGAACTGGTCATCGTAGTGGGGATGGGTTTCGATCTGACCGTGCGTCAGGGTCTCCCCGACGACGGCCCAGGCGTCTTTGTACTGTCGCTCGATCGATTCCTCATCGTCGAGCTCCTCGGGCTCCTCAGGCTCGTCCCAGCCCTCCTCAATCATCTCCTGCGCATATTGCAGCAGGCCCAGCGCGAGATGCCTTTCCCGCGGGCTCTCGATGGTCAGGCAGCAGGTGTCCATGACGTAGAGCTTGCCGTCCGTACCGAGGTAGTACAGGGCCGGCAGGCTGCCATTCGACAGCTCCCTCAGCGCACCCAAGGCGGTAACCGCCACGTCAGCGACCTGCTGGTACGCCTCCTTCGGATTGCCGGCGAGCTTGATGGTCTTCTGCAGGGCTTCCTGGATGGTGGTCTCGGGCTTCATGCTGAAAGCCTCCTTGAGTCGGTGTCCATAGATATTGATCTGGTCTGAGGTGAGATTCACCTGCCGGCGGGGGTATCTCAGGGCCATGACAGCATCACCTTGTGTGTCTTCGAGAAGTCCCCACTAGAGATCAGCTGGTGACCCTCCTTGAGCTGGCAGCGGGTCTCCTCCACACCCTCGACCGCGTAGAAGTCACATTGCTTCTTGCGTCGGGCCTGGCGGTGACTGGTGTACCTGTGCTCGTCGTGGTAGTTGACCAGGGCAGCGAGGGGCTGCTCCAGCCCGAAGGGCTCGGACTGGTGACCGCAGCCATCGACGTCGTGATACACGAGACCCGCTGGTTTACCCTCGCGATCGAGCTTGATCCTGACGGTGAACTCGTTCTCCTGAGGCTGACCCATCAGCTCCCCTCCTTCTGCTTGGGCACGTACTTGAGCAGCCCGCCCTGAATACCGGCGACCTTGTAGAACAGCGAGCTGTAGTTCGACGACCAGAAGTCATTCCACCTGATCGTGTAGGTGATGTTGACAGTACGGTCACTGATGCTCACCTGGGTGATCTCGACCCTGTGGTAGTCGACCCCCTCAGAGTCGAACTGATAGGTCACCTGCCGCATCCAAGCCAGCCAGGCCCATATCGGCAGGGTACCCATCGGGTCGTCGGAGATCTCGATGGTGGCCGTCATGTAATGCCCCCTTTCTGATGTAAGCATCATATCGGATCCAGTACCCACGCCAAGGTCCCCCCGCCAAATAGGTTCTCGGCCTTTGGTAGGGGGACCCATGTATGGTATTAGAAGTTGTCCAGCCTCGGCCGGATCTGGGGCTCGATGTACTGAGCGTGGAACTTGGACATGCGCGGGTCCACCCTGACGATGTACTCGCCATTGTAGAGTCGACCGAGCCGCTCAGGGGTGAAGCCCCCCCTACGCATCTGCAGCATCTCCTCCAGCCAGTCGTCCCAGGTCTCGGGATGGATGACCATCATGGGGAAGATGTTCCGGTCACTCTCGAGGCGCTCGAAGACGATTCGCGCACCCACCGACTCCGTTTTGTCCTGCTGGGCGAGAGATACGGCCTCATCCTCAGCCCCAGCGGCCACCAGCACAGCCCTGAGTACCTCGGCGATGTCCGGGCGCGGGTAGTTCAGGTTCTGCTGGGTGACCCAGACCATCACCCGGCGCCACAGGGCGAGAACGGCCTGGAGCCATTCCGGGGAGCCCTTAGGCAACTTGTTGAGGGCGTCGACGTCGGCGCTGATGCTGTTGCTCATCCACACCGGCATGGAGCGGCGGTTCGCCATCAGTGGCCCTGGGGGTAGTCGTACGGCGGCTCGATGAACGGGTTGAGCCTCGGGTCGGTCGGTGCCGCCAGCGCGCGGCCCTCCGCCGTCACGGGGCCGATGAGGGGCCAGTTCGGGTTCGTCTCCTCGGCCAGGTTGTCGAACAGGAAGTGCCCGAGCTCGATCGGCACCTCGCTGATCTCGCGGATCGTCTTGGCGTCCAGCAGGAGGTTGTGCGACTGCTCGGTCGTCCGGGCGTCGAAGTGGATCATCGCCAGGGCAGCCCGAGCCACGGCGGTGAACCGACGGTACCTCTCGTCGACCCCCATCTTACGCGACATCTTGATCTCCTTCACCTCCCGAGCCATCTCCTTAAGGGAGGCGATAGTGCGATCAGCCATTCTACTGCTCCTTTCGTGTGGAGTAATGCTATCTGCTCTCTGACTGCCCGTCAACAATCGACGGAGGTGATCTTCGCCTTACGGGCGCGCAGCTGCAGCATGATCTCGTCGTCGAGCTCGTAGCCGTTCAGCAGCATGATCCGCCGGTCTCTCGAGCCCACGATCTCCTCGTAGAGGCGAGTCTGGCTCGTCATGACCACGAAGTCATTGCGGGTCAGGTTGTGCTTCTCGATGTACTGGAGTCCGTCCCGCACGGTCATCGCCATCAGGATCGTCTTACGGCCGCCCATGGTGTCGATCAGTTCTTTTCTCGTGTCGGACGGGAGGCGGGGTGCTCATGACTGCCCCTCGTGCTTTTCTACGACGTGAATGCGGAAGTCGTGCGCCATCTTGGCCATGGTCTTCAGGTCGCGCTTGCTCACCACGTCACCGCTGAAGGCGATGGTGCGAAGAGTCTCGTATTCCAGACGGGTCACCGCCTGAACCGGAGTGATCTCGGACGCGGTGAGCTTGATGTCGAGTTCGTCGATCAACTCCTGGAGGCCCATGAGGGTTTTGAGGAAACTCTTCCTTGGACGATCTTTGTTCATGCCGGCAATGCTATCAACTCCGTAATTGGCGGTCAATCGAGCCGGTATTCCACGTGAATGAGCTTGGCCTGGGTGCATCGCAGGTCTTCTCGCTCGTACTTGTTGAGGCGGGGCTCGTTGAGGAGGATCACCGGACGATCCATGGTACCCCTAAGGTGGTATTGCAGGAGATCGAAGTTGGTGACGATCCAGAAGTCGTAGGGGTCGAGGTTGTAGGTCGCCAGGTAGGTCCGGGCCAGGTTTCGATTCTCTGCGACGAGGAGGGGCTTCATGCCGGCGATCCTATCGGATGGGAGATGGGAGGTCAACAGGCCCTTGATTTGGGGGTGGATATACGTGGTTAAATTTCTCGGGAAGAGGTCAGAGCGACCGCCAGCTATGGTCCGGACGCGGCCCACGGATGAATCCCACGAAATCTCCCGGGGGGTTCATACCACCGGAGATCCATCCAAAACGGACATTACCCACCAACTACGGATCTATCCAATTTTAACGGGATCTACCGGAAATAACAGAAGATCCATCCCATTATCAATTCGATTCGAATGGGAACAACACAACAACAGAAACAATAGAATGACCCATGCATCATTCAATGGGATTCATCCTGATGAATAGGGAAAGGGGATCATTCATCAGGGATATATGCATGGAAATCATCCCATTGAATAGGAATAAGGGGATATATGCAGGGGATATTACCATGGCAATATGCATCCCCAATAACCCCCCTATATACACCCCCGCCCCATATAAGGGGGATTATGCGCCGCCGGCGATATGCGCCCATCATGCATGCATCGGAGAAAGGTCTGGAGAGGGGCAGGATACCCCATAGGCTATGCCCCCCTGATATGACCCCTTATATACGCCCCCGGCGATATAGGAGGGCAGGATACACAAACCTAGGAGCCCAATATAGGGCCCCCGGTTATAGGTGGGGTTTAGTACTGCGGCATTTCAACCCCGAGGTCCTTGAGCTTGCGGCGCGCGGTGGCGATCAGGGTCTTCTGCGCGCCCCCGTGAACCTTGGCGGACCAGTGGTCGTATCCGTTGAACTTCATGGTCCAGAATCGGATCGCGGCGTCGCGGCAGATCATGATGCCGTCGTGGTAGATCGGGTTGCGAACCTCGTCGCCCTCATAGGTGGTGTGGAATACCTTCTCGGTGCGCGCCTCCTCGGGGCAGGAGCAGGTGTCCCAGTTGCATTCCTGAACCCCAACCCCGCGAAGAGCGGCGCCCATGATTTCCTCGACCTCGGCGGTGCCGTCGTAGTAGGAGTCAACGGCGGCCTTGAGGTCGGCGTCACCGGATTCGGAGGCGATGCGTCGCAGGGAGGCCATGATCTCCTCGATCTCAGCGTCACCCTGGTAGTAGGAGTCGATCGCCTCGCGCAGGGCGAACTTGAGGTCGCGGTTGGTGGGTTCAGCGATCACCGGGGCCTGAGCGGCGCGCGCCTTGCGGCACTTCGCGCGGTCGGCCTTGGTCGCGGGGTGGGTGCAGTCGGTGTGGGAGGTTCGCGTCGTCGTCATGCCTTTATTATGCCACCTCGGCTCCACGGTGTCAAGGAGGAAATCCCGGCCGTTTAAGGGGGTCCACACCGCGAGGCGTATGCTAGCATTCCTCAGCGGTCAACACACCGCAGAACCCCCCGTAGGGGGCCTGGGCGAGGGCATTACCACCAGAGCGGCTGCGGGGACTGGGGGCGGAGGGACTCGTCGTACCCGCCCTGGGCCTCGAACCATTTGTCAAGGTCGACGGGGTCGGCGGTCTCCAGGGCCTCGAACTCGTCGTGCGTCGGCGCGTAGGTCTTAACGAGGGAGACCCCCTTGATGCCCTTGCCGTCGGAGAATGCCATGCTGATCAGTCCCTTCGATGTGGTGGGGGAGGGGGGCCAGAGTGACCCCCCTCAGGTCATGCGGTGGTCAGCGGGCGGCGATCCAGTCGCAGGCGGCCTGGAAACCCTGCTGGCAGTCGTCCTGCTTCGAGTCGGCGAAACCGTCGTTGAAGACCGCGACCCGGTCGACCTTCGGCGTGTCGCTGGTCGCCGCCTGGTAGAGACCGACCCCGGCGCCCATCAGGAAGGCGAGCATGAAGGGGGTCGCGATGACGATCAGCAGGTTGCGCAACCACTTCGGGAAGCGGCGGGGCGTCTGCAGGGTGGTGATGCGGGCGGCGGGGGTGATGCGGATGTTCATTGAGGTCAGTCCCTTCGGTGGTTGATGTTGATAGGTTAACCTTATACCCCGTCGGGCGGGGTGTCAAGGTCGATGTCGTTGATTTCCGCGACGCAGTCCCAGCAGAGGGGGTCGACGTCGATGGTGTCGGGCGCGGTGCAGGCGTTCTCTCCACACCTGCCGCAGATGGTGTCGCCGGGGATGGTGACCCCGAACTCGGTGCCCAGGGTGCGGATGATCGCCCTGGCGATCTCCTTGCGCGGGTCCAGACCGCCCGGGAGGGTCATCCCGATCATCTCGAGGGGCGGTTCGTCGACGGCGAATTCGGCATCGCCGACGGCGTTGATCACGGTGTGGAGAAAGAGGTGAAGGTTGTTGGTCATGCCCTTACCCTATCTCTTCCTCGGGGTGGTGTCAAGGGGCAATCCTCGGCACTTTAAGGGGGTGTAGAGGCGATGACCCTGGCGTGGAATGCCAGCATACCCCGTCGCCCCATACACGGCGAGAGGGCGCTTGCGCGCCCCCTGCCACCCCGTCAGTCCTCCGGCATCAGATCGCGCTCGTGCAGATATTCGCCTGCCAACTTCGCGATGACCAGCGCCAGCACCCTTGCGTTGCCTCCCTCAGCATCCGCGCGACCTTTCAGATCGCCGCACATCGCCTCATCGATCATCTCGCACAGTTCGTGCGCCAGTTCTGCTTCACCCTTGATGATCTTCGCGTTCAGTGTCATGTATACATAGTATCGTCCCCCCAACCCCGTTGTCAAGGTCAGGGGGACGATGTTTAGATCAGACCTCGGCGTCGTCGTCCTCGAGCAGGGCGGCGATCTCCTCGTCGGTCGGGCCCTCGATGCCGTCGAGGTCCTCGTCCTCGTCGTTGATGTCCTCGTTACCGCCCTCGTCGGTCGGCGTGATGATCGCCTCGGCGGGCGCCGGCTTCTTGATCGCCTCCAGGGCGATCCGGCGCGCCTCCTTCGCCTCCTCCTGGGCGATCTCCCAGGCGGCGAACTTCTTCTTCATCGCCGCGACCTCGCGCTTGTTCATCTCCAGGGCGTAGCGCGACCCCTTGCCGACCACCGCCTTGCCCTCACCCAACTCGTCGCGCAGAAACTTCCGCAGCGTGCGGGTCGCGGCCTTCTTGTTCGTCTCGACGGCCTCCTCGCCCATGATGGCGACGGCGAGGGAGGAGGTGGTGTAGATCTCGGCCATTTCGATCAGTCCCTTCGGTGTGGGGGTCATGCCCCCTCGTTGATGAGTTAATTCTTGCATCCTGCGGGGGGCGTTGTCAAGGCGCCCCCGTAATAACCTTAGGTATCAGTTTTGACAGCAAAATGCCCCCTTTCGGGGGCACTGAGCGATTAGCGTCGCGAAGGGTCAATCCATCCCTTCGGGAGGATATGGGCGATTTGAGCGTTACGGGCGTTATAAAGCATTTCATCGCTTTCGATCACGATCGCGTCGCGAAGGGCGTTTTCCACCGCTTCGATCGCTTCATCACGCGATGAGAAGTGATATCCCGGCATGACCAGATTCGTGTCATCGATCATCGGGATGGCATGCACATTCATCCCTCGCTTATTCGCGTGCCGGCAATTGCGATTCGCCCCCTTGCATCCCTCGATGATTTGAATGCGCGCGCTGTCATTGATGACGATGATCATGATGCGAATCCCCTTCGTGTTGATGCATCTAGTATCGCATCATCGCGCGACGATGTCAAACGGCGTTAACCGCGTCGTGCAGGCGATTTCCCACACCGAAGGAATGCTAGCATTCGACGATGTCGCTGATCATGCGCGCATGACGTCGTGCAGAGCGTCAGTGACGGCGTTGCGCATCGCGATACACCGTCATAACTGATCATGAAAATCGGACATTTGCGGATATTTTACACTGTTCAAACCGTCCGTTTTGGCGGGAATGGGGGAGTTGATAGCATTGTCTTGTACGACCACGATGTCCGATTTGGACGGGACCACTCGGTTTGGGAGATTCCTCCACACCCGAGAAGGTCATCCGAATCGTCCTGATTGCCGAGCGGGCAAAAGTTCCCGCGAATCTCCCAGCAGCTACGTGGCAATATACAACAAACGATCTGGGATCTCGACTGCGGACCGAGAAAAGATTAATCCGTAGATCCGGGTATTAAAAGCAGGGTACTATACCACGGTCAGATTGTTTAGACTTTTAGACCCTCGCGATTCGGTCTAAACAACTAATACGGTGTACGGACCTATCCCAGTTTCATCCCCTCCGGCAAGCCTCGGTATAGCATATCTGCTGTCATCTCTATGAGATAATTGCCCGGTCCCACGTTATATCCCAGGAGATATCCCGTCTCCGGCATACATGGCAGCCTATAGCTGGGACGGGTCCACGGATATAACGCGGGACCGTACCCATCGACTTTGCCGGCATGGGCTGAAGCGGACCAAACTCTACGGAAGTGTACGGAAAACTCTGGGGAAAACTCCGTTGTTTCTGACAGTGCTCCTTGGAGTGTTCCACGTGTGCCCGGTTGTCCTCTGTAGAGCGTTGCCTATGTACCCGGCCGCGGAATAGTCCGGGGATAACTCCGTCCGTAGGCACCGTCAGATGTGTGCCGACCAGCCCCAATCAACCTCCCTAACCACGTACCAGAACTTCATCCCGGTCCCGCAGTTCCTCCCAAGAATGTTTACCCAGCCCCGTATCACACCCCCGTACCGAGCATCACCCATCATCACTCCCGACCCCGTCTACCCAGCAGCCCAACAATTCACCCCGTTACAGACATCGGGCATCACCCAGAGCTATCCCGACCATACTCACTGGCCCTTCCGACCATACTTACTTCCCAAGTCATCATGAAAGCCCCCGTCATGTATCGCGCTGCATCGCGACTCATCGCATCGAATCAGCATGCTCTCTGACGACACATAAAGAAGGCCCTAATCGGGTGAGATATCAAGCGGAATAATTCTGACCCGCCCAATAAGCCCGCCCAATCAGGGCCCTCTCTGAGTCAATCAGCTAGCAATCGAGCCTGGCCCCACTGATAGCCCGGGCCATCATCTGGGCGACAGCCTCACCCATGGTCTCGCCCTTACCGCTCCAGTAAGTATGGTCCTCATATCGGCGACCACTCACCTTGTACTCCGTAGCCGGACCCAGGGCCTTACTCCACTTCAGGTCCTCGAGCTCCAGAGTACCCACCCTGCCATCCTCGTATCGGATCTGCAGCTGAGCCCGGATAGGCTGCTTCATTCCCCTACCACCTTTCCATCCTTCGGGCAGAACCTCCACCCAGTCTGAAGGAACATCCCACACGAAGCGCATCGCGTCTCGGTGGCCCCGGTCTTGAATTCCCCGCCGGCAAGAGCCTGCATCGCATCCCGACCGATGTTCCTCAGTCGCTTGTCCATGGCCTTCTTGAGCTCCAGGGCCATCTCATCCAGCACCACGAAGTTGCGCTTGTATCGCTTTCCATTCGTCTTGGCGCCTCGACCCCGGGCCTTGCCCAGAGCCCCCTGTTCCTGCTGGGCGGCAGCCACCTGAGAGCCACCTCCATCGGACTTCAGCGCCAGACTGAAGATCGTGGCATAGACCTCGAGGAAGCCCCGAGGCAGAAAGTACAGCACCTCCATCGACACCTGAGCATGCGGCACGCCCGCCGCAGCCCGGATCTCAGCGAGACGAGCTCGAACCTTGTCGTCGAGCAGGTCAGTTCCAGGTGCAGCGAGCGGCCGCGTCATTCAGCTTCAGTCCTTCCGAGTGCTCAGGTAGTCCTGCGCAGCCTTGTCGAAGGGCTGCAGCTTGGTCCGTCCGGTGGTGATGTCTATGGTGTGGATGAGGGTCGTGGGCTCGGGGTCGGTGGGCCTCAGCAGGTACCAGGCCGTGCCGGCGATGATGATGGCCACCACCCACGAGACGTGGAGGAAGATCATCGCCCCTGCCCCAGCCGCGAGGGCCAGTATCTTTGTCGTCATGCCTAGTACCTTATACTCCGGCTGGCCCTCGGTCAATAGCCCTAGTCACCCCCGTTCTCGTCTCGTGATTCCGGACGTGGGTTGGACCATCCGCCGAGTCGAGTCTTTTCCCTGAGCCACTCCCTTATCTCCCCGAAGACATCATCCCCGATCCTCCACACCATCGGGAGGCCCTCGCGACCATTCTCCTCATCGATCACGAAGCCCTTGGCCTTGTACTCCCTGAGTTCCCAGATGACCGCGTCCATGGGCCATCCCAGCTTGACTGCGATGTTCTTCGGTGTGATGGGCCCCATGACCATCACCAGCCAGAGGATGGGATGATCCTGCCTGAGTTCATCCATTTCACTGAGCCAGTAGTTGTCGTCCTCGTCGATCTCGAGACGCCATTCGTAGTAGCTCATATTCCACACCCTCATTTCCCCCTGTCGCGCAGGGTTCGGTTTTATGTTATGGCACGCGAGCCGCGAAGCGGTAGCGAGTGTGACGTAATGTAAGGGCGAAAACCCTAGTGGGAGTTCAGGTGATTCAACCACCTCTTCCTCAAGTTCTTGTGCTCGGTGTGGACGAGGCGATAAGTCTTGCCCCAGAGCTTTACTGTGCCCGCATTGAGGGCCTTGTCGATCTCTCTATCGAGCCTGTTAGCCCAAGCGGGGAATCGGAACTCGAGTTGTTCGTGGGTGCAGTTGCCCTCGCGAATGAGGGCCCACACGATGGGGTCGGTTCGATAGAGAGCTCGGACTAGCTCTTTGGTTTCGATGCGACGCTTGCGTTTGATGAGCTTCTGGAAGCCTGGATCTGCATAGGGGTTACGCATTGCTTTTACACCCTTCGATTTTTTAGATTGTTAGTTATTAAGTTGCCATTTCTCTCAGCTTCGCTGAGAAATGATCGCGTCGCCCGCACGAGGGGATTCATGGGGGGCCACCACTGTGGGGGACATATCGGACGTCGCTTGAGTTGTTTAGACTTTTTTAGAGTCTAAAAAGCCTGTTCAGGGAAGGAGGGCCGGCTAGGAGATGTCGACCCTCCTTATGCGCGCGAGGGGTTACAGCAGTCGCCAGTGCTTGCCCTCTTGCACGATGAGCCCCTGAGTCTTAAGGTCCCTGAGCCTACGGTAGGTCGGGTGGTAGTCAGCCTTGAGGGCGGTGGCGATATCCTGGGTGGCCATGGCCCCGCCCTGTGACATGAAGTCGAGCAGCAGGGCCTTTGCGTCAGGCCCACGGTCTCGCTTGGGTGTGGAGGATCGTCGGCTGCGGCTGGTGGGCACCGGCTCGGGGGCCGGCTTATCCTTGGGCTCGAAGAAGGGCGTCCAGCCCTTGTTGTCGAGGCCGCCGATGGTGTAGGTATCACCGGGGGCTGACTTGGACTCGAATTCCATGCTCACGTAGCCGGGCTTGAGGCGGCTAACGTAGAGACTGTCCTCGGACCAGGCATGGTTGGCGGTACCGCCCAGCATCTTCTGACCGCCTCGTCGGCTGTCAGCCTCGCCTCCGCCCTTGCCCATGTGGTGGATGAAGCGGAGGGCGGTGTCGTGCTTTCGCATGAGGAGCTTCATGGGCTTGTAGATCTGCGAGGTCATCTGCTGGCTTTTGTTCTCATCGACGTCGCCGGCAACGTTCATGAGGGTGTCGATGATGACCATGTGATAGGGTCGGCCGTCCATGCCCTCGGCGAGGGTCTCGTCCAGCCACTCCTGCCAGTCGCCCTGGCTAGCGATGAAGCCTGACTGCAGCACGATGTTGATGTCAGGGTCGAAGTCGTTGTGACTACCCGGCTCCCAGAGCACGGCCTGGTTGTTATCCATGAGCCTGAGTCGGTCCGTGGTCTTGCCGCGCCAGATCTTCTTGACTCGGCTATTGACCATGATGGCGGGGTCCTCCTCCTGGATGTAGAGGACCGGGCCGGGACGAACTACCCTGAAGTAGTCGAGGAAGTCAGCTCCGGTGGCGATGCTGAGCCCGAGGTCGAGGCCCATCCAGGACTTGTAGCTCTTCGGCTGGCCGGCCAAGAAGCCCATACTGCCCCAGGTGGCGATGCCCTCGACGAGCCAGGTAGGCGGCTTCACGTCCTTAAGGAAGAGCGCAATGCGCATCGGCTTGGGCTTCGGTTCCGCCAGCTCCTCGAGAGCTTCCTCGGTCTCCGGTGAGCGTTGCCCGATGGCCTTCGTCGCTTCGGTGATGAGCCGCTTGATCTCATCGCCCCGACCCTCGAACTTGTTCCAGACCGTACCTCGAGCTACCGCCACGATCTCCTGAACGGTGCAACCCACGTCGGCGAGGCATCGGATCAGGTACCAGAGGTTGTCCCCCCGAGTCCCTTGGGGTCCTGCAGCATTGCGTGCGGCGAGCAATTCCCGAGCTCGCTGGTTCAGCTTTAGCTTGACTCGGTCGATGACCTTGTGTCGGTCCACACCATCGATGTCGGATTCGATGATGGCCCCGAGAGCCTCGGCGGTGAGAGCCCCCTTGACCTCCGGCAGGCTCTTGAAGTCGTCCATTTCATAGAGAGGGCCTCGCTCCCAGAGCAACTTGCCGATCGGAGGCTTACCGTTCTTAGCGTTCTCCGGCTTGTGGTTCGGCCAGCCCGGGATACGCAGCAGCTGAGTGGTGTCCCAGCCCGACTTGTCGGCGTCGAGGTAGTACGTCAGTCGCTGATTTTCCTGACCCGACCAGCTCGCCCCCTGAAAATCCCCGAGCTCGGGGTTACCGAGCCAGAGCCCCTGGAATCGCCCGGGCGATGACTGCCAGGCAACGGTAGGCTTGAAGTCCTCATTGCCATTCAGGAGCCTGGGGTCGGCCTCATCGAGATCCGCCCATAGGGCGTGCTCGTCCATCGCCAGTTCGATCTGACGATCGGGCCCCTCGAAGATGCTGGGGCACCAGTAGAGGTCATGCTGGGTGTGGGCCGCCATGTGCTCGAGGATGGCCGCCTTCTCCTCCGGCCACTTGAACGCCCTGTTCTCATGGTAACCCGCGCGCCTCAGTCCCACTCGAGCCTGCTCGGCTCGGTCGATGTGTGGAAAGAAGACATAGCCGTCCTGCTTACCCCACGCACGCGAGATAATACGAAGGGCCTTGCTGAGTTCGACCGAGGGCTTAGGTCCGGTCACAGGGTACCGTCCTCGAAGGCGGCATAGAGCTTCTCCGTGATGCTGCGGATCGCCTGGACCTTGGGGTCATCGGGGTCAGGCCGGCGCTCCTTGCCCTTGGCGGCGAGGATCTCCTTGTTGAGGAAGTCCTTCACGTCAGCTCGGAGACTGGTCTTGCCCGCCTCCACGCCCTGCTTGTAGACCTTCGAGGCGAGGGCGTCCAACTCGTCGAAGTCCTGGGGCAAGTGCTCCCCAACGTCGATCGCCATTACTACACCTTCCTCCGTTGCTGATTGTTTAGATCGATGCACCCACAATATCAGGTCTAATAAACTGAGGGGGGCTTAACAAGATCGACCATTCCAGTAGAAGCCCCGTTGCCTTGACCCGTCATTCGCCCTCGGCATACGATTGCTTCATCGATTCACCGCCTTGACCGAGGAGCCCAGTTGATCACCCTTCCCGAGTTGTTGCGAGACTCGGAGTACCGGAAGTTCTTCATGACGGTACCCAAGACCATACTGACTCCCGGTCGTCAGCCCTGGCGCCTCTTCGTTCAGAAGCAGGCCGACGGGCCCTGGTCCAAGAGGGAGTTCGAAAAGTATGGTGACGCCTTCCGTGCCCTGGTCCCCTACCTCCGCGAGAAGGGGTGCCACGACGCCACCATCCAGTCGCGAGGTATCGCCTACGCACCTCCTCGGCGCATCGTTCGGGTCAAGAAGAACGGTAAGCCTCTCATCCAGGTCGGCAGCAACGGCAAGCGCGAGCAGAAGACCGTCCTCATCGAGTGGAAGCCGAAGCTCCCGACCGACGAGGAGCCCCATACCTGGTGCACCTACTGCCGTCGTCCTACGGTCTTCAGGTGGTTTCGCAGTCACCACGCTCTCCGAAGCTTTGGGCTCTCGGAGCTGGTCAACCCGGCCGACCGTCGCTGCACCATCTGTGGTACTCGAGAGGATTTCGTCCGATCGACTCTGGGCACTGCCCGCCCGGTTGGGTACGACCCTCGCACTGCCCTCAGCACCCGACGCTCCACCCGTTAGGAGTTCACATGGCCTCATCCACGAAGGTCCGTCAGCACAGGTGGGTGAAGTACTCGGTCGAACCGGTGGACGTCATCGTGGCTCCCGACGGCACCCCCTATTCCGTCGTACGGCCCGGGCAGCCCATCGGAGAGCAGGTTGGCTGCTACGTCTGTTCGGAGCCGCTCAACAGCAAGTCCGCGGCGATCGACTGCCTGGGCTTCGACACCAACAGCTGAAGGAGCTGACCAAATGACACTGCGAGCAATCGTCATCATGCCCGAGGGCACCTATGGGGCCGAACCGGGCAAGCCCTACCTGATCTCGGCCGACACCCACCTGGGGCTCGCCAGGGGGGTCGGTATTAACTACTGGGAGCGGGTCAACCCGCCCGCCGGCAGGGCTGCGGGATTCACCTGCCTCATGGATGACGACGCCATGACCAGGGGCCTCACTATCAACCCCATCGCCCAACGGGTCATGGCCTACCCGACCAGCTACAACATCAGGGGGCCGGTAGCCTTCCTCTCCGAGACTGACGACGGCGATGGTCCCCACTTCATCAGTCTGCAGTCCGGGCCCAAGGCCTGGATCCTGGGTGCCCTCGGTCTCTACCACGGTATGGAGCTCGAGGAACTGCCCAAGTTCAAGCTGAGGATTCTGCCCGAGGCGGAGCGAGAAGTGCCCCGGTTTCAGCTCACCCGGTTCAATGGTACCTGGGATGAGGTGAGGAAGCACCTGGGCGACAACCTCTAACCATCGGCAGAGGGCCGGCCTTCGGGTCGGCTCTTTGGTGTGGAAGGTGGGCTGCCGGCAAGCCCTTGACTCAGCATCAGGAGATGATAGGGTGGTACTACCAACTCACCCCCTCCACACCAAGGAGCTGATCCAACAATGTTCTCCTCGCTGCTGCTCTGCGCCCACTGCGACATCATCTTCCTTCAGCCGAAGATGGTCATCTACCCCGGGGGTCACTCCGAGCTGGGCTGCCCGAACTGCCTGGCGCCGGAGCTCGACCACGACCCGCTGACCGACCAGACCATTAGCACCCTGTTCATCTCGATCATCGGGGACGCCTTCTCCGAGACCCGCCGCATGAACCTGCGCAACATCGCCGAGTCGCAGATGGGGCCCTACAACCCGCTGAGTCGACTCATCTAACGATCCAACCTTGCCAGAATGAGGCCCCCGCTATACTCGGCGGGGGTCTTGTCTGTCGCCTTGACCCAGTTGCCTGCCAGCCGGTAGCATGATCTAGCTTCGATGACGAGGCATACCTTTCATGACCGAGGAGGGTGACCGTGGCAGACGAGTCGGAAAAGACTTTCTCCGCGAAGCAGGTCGCAAGGAAGATCGGAACGGACGCCAGGCAACTGCGTAAGTTCTTCAGGGACCCGGTCTCGGGTTACGATGCGGTGGGACAGGGAGCTCGATACGAGTTCACGGAAAAGGAGATCGCCGAGATCTCGGCTAAGTTCTGGGACTGGAGCTCCACCAAAACCCGACGCAACCGAGTTTCTACTAAAGCCGCCGTAGGGGGTGTTACCAATGCCGCAGTACCCGCTCCCCGCCGTGAACGCCTCATCGATCGCCCCGCCCCGAAGCTTCAGCTGTCGCCTCGGGATGTCGAGAGGCTGACCAGGGAAGGGCGGGATATGCTTCGCGCAGTAGGGCTTGATGAGAATACCCCGCCCGACTTCGAGCTCGACGGGTACACCCTACCCGATAGCGAGGATGATCTCGTAGAACTGGACTGACCACCGGGGCGGCTTCGGCCGCCTTAGTGGTGTGTGGGAATGAATGCATTGACATCCAGTCAGGCAGCCCCTAGCATACTAGGCATTGCACCACCCTGACCGAGGAGCTGCAATGGGACTGATTCCCATGGAAAACTTCACCGCCCAGATGAAGATCTCGGGCACCTTCCACGAGGTCCGGAAGTACCTCACCCCGATCACTTACAAGGGTGACAAGATCCTCGCCCACGTCGGAGCCTGCAAGCAGTCGGGCTGCCGCTGGTCCTCCCAGTACTCGAACTGGGCCGGCCTCGCCGCCGGCATCTGGCAGCACCGCCAGGAGCACATCCTCGAGTACCGGGTCCGCAAGCTGCACCGACTCCTCAAGAGCAACAAGGAGCAGATCCACATCGCCCTCAGGCTCTGCGCCGACAACAACACCCACACCGAGGAGGGTTGGACCATGGCGGTGACGCGCACCATGCGCGAGCTCGAGCCCCGGGGTACCTTCCAGGCCTCGGACTTCAAGCCCCAGCTCCTCACCTACTACACCATGGGCATGATGGCCGTCCAGGCCGCCCAGCGGATCTACGATCTGCACTTCGCGGTAGCCCGCGCGGTCTGATCCTCACTGCCCCCCTTGACATCCAGCCGAGGGGGGCATTACTATGTAAACATGACTTCATACCTCACCCCTGACCGAGCCCCCCAGGTCCGTGCCCGTCTCAGCCAGGCCGACTTCACCGACTTCCTCAAGGACCTGCGCAGCGGACCCACCACCGTGCCGGCCTGGCGAGACACCGAAGATCTCCTCAAGCGGACTCGGATCCGATACTCCAGCGCTGAGATCATTGATCGCACCGAGGAAGAAGTAGTCTTCGCGCTCTGATTCTTAGCCCTCAAGCCCTCGCACCCAGCGGGGGCCTTTAAGTGTGTCACCCCGCGATGCGATCGATGATGCGCGCATTATAGTGGCCTAGGACGCTTCTCAAGGGGGTACTGATCGATGAGGCATAGCGATCAGGTCGAATGATGCGCGCATTAAATGCCCCTCGATTACGGATGCGATGGGAGATTGAGGCTTTGCCCCTTGACGACCTTGCCGGCAAGCCCCTATACTTAGCTTATCAACGCACCGCTACTCCACACCGAGGGGACTGATTCATGATGAAGATGCGCAAGGGGTGGTTCATCACCGACCGTACGGGCTTCGCCTGGAAGTGGGACTGCCCGAAGGCCGCCGCCGAGGCCAAGGCCATGGGTCTCAAGGTGACCCCGATCCGCATCCTCTCCTCGGGCGGCAGGTGGAACTGCACCGCCTGCGACCTCAACATGAAGCACTAGGAGCTGAACCATGGCAGACATCGATCACTACATCGTCGCTAACGATGGCGGCCTCAAGATCATCTGGCGAAGGGCCGAGGAAGGGGGTCAGTGGAGGGCCTCGGTCTTCAGCCCCCTGGACGAGGAGGGGGGTTGGGGTACCCTCAAGGCCTGGGACTGCGCCTCTCTGCAGTCGGTCATGCGTCGCATGATCAAGTTCTACGACAACCGCGACCCCTATGAGCACGTGGGTAAGAACTTCGTCTGGCGCCGGCGAGCCGATGGTCAGCTGACGGGCTGGAAGATCCTGAGGCGAGTGGGTCGGTGGGAGAATGGTGCCCCCCTCTACCTGGTCCGCCGCCGGGCTCAGTTCAACGAGATCATGGTGAGGTTCGACTACGACCTCTGCTCCCATGATCTGATGGTCAACATCGGCCAGTAACATGCCGCCCGGCCCCTACCTCACATCGAGGCGGGGGCCAGGTGGTGTGTGCGTCAGGCCTTGGCGATGCCGCGAACCTCGTTCTTCTCAGCGTCGGCCTCGGTGGCATAAGGCCAGGTCATCCAGAGCCAGTCCTCGGCGAGCAGGTCAGTCTGGGATGCCACCCACGGCACGAAGTCACCCTGCGCGGTATGGAACATCAGGTAGGGCAGGAACTTGCGTACGGTGCCGACCTCGAGCCCCGTTGCATCGGCGGTGTTCTGGTTGATCGGGATGCCTTCGGGGTAAGCCTTCTGCATCACGACGTACATGCCCCGACCATTCCACCCCTCACGGGTGATTCGGTGGCCCTCGCGGGCCATGCGGAGAGCGTCGGAGAAGTCCATTTCAGTCCCTCAGTTGGTGGGAATGCGCTTGCGAGTCAGCCATTCGTCGAGCTTCGCCACGGCTTCCTTGGGACCACAGACGACGAATACCTCGCCGCCGGCGGCCCTGATCTCCTCATGGCGGAGCTTCTGTACCTCAGATACGTTGCTTCGTTTCCCCGGCATCTTGGTTTCGAAGCCCAGGAAGTACCCCTCCACACAGGCGATAATGTCGGGCAGCCCTGCGGGTGTCAACGGGCTACCGTGAACCTTCCAGGCGAAGACCTTCTTGCCTCGCAGGGCGTCGATGATGGACTTGCTTACCCTGGATTCTGCCTGCGTCATACCGACCCCTTAGCTACGATAGTGGGCGATCCAGCCCCACCCTTACCTTTGACCGAGGAGAGTTGATAGAGGCTGGATCGCCCAAGTCTTGCGTTTAGATCATCTCATCCACCTAGCCGGTTGTCAAGGTCGACTAGTCAGTATGGATGAGATGGACGGGACTAGAGATCCTCGAGGTCGAGTTCCTCGAGCTCGTCCTCGGTGACCGCCTCGACGGCCTTGCGTGTGGAGGACTTGGTGCGCTGCGCCGGCACGGCCTTCTTGGCGGCAGCCTTCTTCACCGGCGGGGCCGGCTCCTCTTCTTCCTCCTCGTCGTCCTCATCCTCGGTCTCGTCCGAGTCGACTTCGTCATCGGCCTCCTCGTCCTCTTCCTCGTCCTCCTCGGTCTCGTCGAGGCCATCGACGTCCTCGGTGTTTTCCTCGATCTCGCTGGCCGGGAAGGTGGCGGAGACGTTCGACTGGGGCTTGCCGTCGTACTCGTCGTCCTCCATGGTGACCCCGATGAGCTTGCCGACCAGGCGGTTCGGGTCCAGCTTGATCTTCTTCTTCGGGATGGGCATCCCGGCGGCCAGGCAGAGGTTCCGCAGCTTCCAGAGCTGGTTCTCGACCAGCTTGCAGTAGAAGGGGTACTTGCGGTCCGTGTACTGGTTGACCAGCTCGATCGTGAAGAGCCACTGCATCACGCCGTCGGACTTGCTGGGCCGGTCCTCGACCTTGGTGATCTTGGCGAGGTAGTCACCCGAGGGGACCCGCTTCTTGTTGAAGCTCTGGCCCCCCTCCTTGACGTTGGAGAAGTCGATGAGACGTTCGGCGGACCTGGTGCTGGTTGCCACTGATTGTACCTTCCTCGGTCAGCCCCAGTGTGGGGCAATAGGCATATGCTATCGGCGGTGATCGCCGAGATCAACTTGCCTCGGCAAGTGACATTCTCAGCGAGCGGCAGCTGCTCGCTTCTTCGGGGTCACCTTACCGGTGGACATCAGCTCGAGCAGCTTGGGAATGCTGGGCGACTTGATGATGTCGGGCAGGGTGTAGTCCGCACGGTAGCCGGTGTCGTACTTCAGCGACTCGGCCACAAAGAGGCGGCGCTGAGCCACCTTCTTCTCGTTGACCTCGATCGGAACCACGTAGAGCCGACCGATGACGTCGACGAGGGAGTTGACGTAGCCCCGAACGCCCTTCGGCAGATCGGGCACGAACTCGGTGTCGACCGTCTCGAGGTCCTCGTCCTCCTCCGAGTCCACACCCTCATTCATCCTTTCCTGCGAAGTGAAGAGGACGCCGTAGGGCAGGTTGTGGAAGTTGGTCAGCATGGTCTTCATGACCTCGCCGGCCTTGCCGTAGTCGCGCTGCTGTACGAGGCCCGGGATACGATCGATGGAGACCTGCTCCTGCAACCTCATGACGTACTTCAGCGCCATGTTGCTGAGCTTGGTCAGGCCGTCGACCACGATCCACTCGTACTCATGGTTCCCGGAACGGATGAAGTTCCAGGCGTCGTCGATGTCCTCCCACTTCTCGATGTGCCAGACGTGGGGGTTCGCTCGTTGCATGAGGTCAGTCCCATGCTCCGGGTCGAGGACCAGCGTCTTCTCGATGCCGGCACTAAGGCCGAAGGTCGTCTTGCCCTTCTTGTTGCGGGCATATACGTGAAGCTTCGGCAGCCTCTTGATGTCGGCGGGTCGCTTGATCCGCTGAGAGGCGATCTTGGAGTAGTCCTTCTCTGCCACTTGGTACCTTTCGATGCTTGTTGGGTTGACGCGTCAAGCGCCGATACATGTCAGGTAGGTAGAGCGATAGGCCCAGTCCCACCAGCAGACTAGCGGTCGTTATCCCGCAGCTGCTCGGCATATCGGTTGACTCGCTGGGCGTGTCGCTTCGCCTTCCGGGCGTACCGGGTAGCCATAGCCGCGAAGACCATCGCTGCGGCACTGGTCACCCAGGTGACGATGATCAGGATAACCGTCAGCTCACTCACTCTTGGGCTCCTCGGGATGGTTGCAGCCGGCGTGTTCCCATGATCCACACCTAGCGCAGGGCTGCTGGTGCTCGAGGCGTTCGGCCTTATCGGCGGAGAGGTCCACCCTCTCCTTGCAGAAACGGCAGTTGAAGTAGTAGTAGGCCCTACTCATCGGTACCCCCTCGCTGCTCGCCGGCGCGGTCCTGGTAGTAGTCCAGGGCGTCGCCGACCTTGAAGTTGTTCTTGCGCAGGAAGGTGGTGTTACCGCCCATCAGGTCCATGCTGCAGAGATCCTTGTAGCTGCAGAACCTGTCGCACTTGAACTGGCTTACGTTCCGCTCGACGAAGTCGGGGCGGTCGAAGGGGTAGGAGTGCAGTCGCTTGCTGGTGTGGTAGCCCGCCTGAGCGACGCGTCGCAGCATATCAGGCGACTTCTCCAAAACGTCCCTGCGAAAGAAGGGAGACGTCTGGGGCTCGCCCGGCTTGTACCTCATCGCCTTCAAGACTTCGGCGAACTGGATGTTCTCCCGGGTGATCTTGTACCCGTGCTCAGCCTTGAGTCGCTTGAGCTCTCGGGTATAGGTGAGGTAGTCCGTGTCGCCGAGCTTCTTAGAGAGCCTCGACCCATCCTTGAGAAGGTAGGGAACCGAAGGGGCCTTGGTCTTCAGGTAGTTCCAGATGAACCCCTGTACCGGCATCTTCATCTTCAGCGCAGCCCAGAGATACAGAGCCGACTGGACGTCGAGAAGACGGAAGTTATGACCCGGCAGGTTGCCATGGGTCTTGTGGTCGACGATCCAGAGACCATGCTGGTTCTCGATCAGCGCGTCAACCTTACCTCGGTAGAGAACCCCATCGGGGAACTCGGCCTCGACGGTGAACTCGGTCTCCAGCACCTTCCAAGGGTCATCCTTGTAGTGCCAGATATAGGCTTCCATGAGGGCCCGACACTCGCGGGGCAGATCACCGTAGTGATCCTTCTCCTCATCGAAGAGCTCATTGTACTTGGCGCAGAGAGACTGGTGCATCGCCTCCCAGTCGCGGCCCGCGTGGTGCTCCTCGAGCAGGTAATGCATCCACGTACCGCGCTTCAGCGGTGTGGAAAGCATTCTTGGCTTGAGCCGATCGAAATACTTGTACTTCGCCTGCTGAGGACACTCCCTGAACGACTTGATCATCGAGTGGGTTGTGATGTGCTTTCCCACTGATTCGTCGAAATAGACAGCCATAGGCATGTTCCTTGGTGTGAATTGATGTAGCCATCATATCGCACCTCGACATGCCCCGATAGGCCTACGCGGAATGCCGCATTCCCTCGTTGTGGAGTTCCTGGGAGGTGAGGTGGTAGTAGCCGCAGAACTCACACTTATAGGTGCGAATCGGCACGCTGTAAGCTCGTCGAGTTCGGGGCATGGACCGTACCCGAAGCAGAGCCAATTCAGCCTGCACCTTGTCGATGTATGGCTCCTTGTCAGTACGCTTGCACTTCTTGGGGACCGTTATTACTTCGCCGTTAACAACGACAAACCGAGCGCGGGGCAGTCGGTATGGCCTGGTCATGAGTACCTCCTTCCAGGGCATAATACCAACTCCCGCACTCGGAGTCAATATATGGGTTAAGCCGCCTGGTACGCCGGGTGGTTATCCTCCAGCCACTGCTGTAGACGATCCTGTTCGTAGATCACCGAAGAATCTTCGACCTCGTGAGCGTCACCCCAATGCTGTCCCAACTTCAGATCTGCCACGATCGGAATGGTGAGTACCGTACCGAACTTCTTGCGCAGGGGTGTGGGATCCTCCATGGTATTCTTGATGATGGGCAGGGCTCGAGCGAGGTGGTCATTCCTGACCTCAAAGTTCACGGCGTCGTGAACCAAGCCCAGGCAGTTGCCGGCGATACCCTGACGTCGGAACTCTTCGTTGATCAGGGTCATGCTGAGCAGCGCCATGTCAGAGGCGAAGCCCTGCACTGGTGAGTTGATTGCCTGTCGCTCTGCTTCGGCTTGGACCCCCTTATCGGGCGAGTAGATATCGGGCAGGTGCCTGATGCGCCCTAGCGGCGACTGGACTCGTCCATTGGCGTGCGCAAGGCGGCGCATTCGAGCGTGCCAGGGCAGCAGGTCGGGGAAGAGATCGAAGTATGCGGTACGGTAGTTCTTCGATTCCTGCTCAGTGAAGACCGCACCATAGTTGTTGAACGCGGTTTCGATGAACTTCTTCCAGCCCATGCCGTAGAGGAAACCGAAGTTAACCGGCTTACCGACCTTCTTGCGAATCTCCTTGGTGATCTTGTGGGCCGGGAGCCCGGTGACCGCCATGGCTGTGGTGAGGTGGATATCCGCGCCCTGTTGGTAAAGGGCGATCATGTGGCGTTCCTTGGCGATGAACGCGGCGATCCTCAGCTCGATCTGGGAGTAGTCGGCCTCGACGAAGGTCCAACCGGGCGGTGCGCCGAACATACCCCGGATGAATGGATCTCGAGGTACCTGCTGAAGGTTAACCCCTCGAAGATCGGTACGACCCGAGACCTTCTCGGCATCGGCCTTACCAGAGCTGAGTCGACCCGTTACCGTGCCGCACAACTTGAAGTTGGTGTGGATGCGGTGGTTCTCATCGTACATCTTCTCGTAGGCATTGAAGAACGAGCTCAGGTTCTTCTGCCATCCAACCCGCTCGAGCATGAGGTCGATGGCGGGGTGGTGGTGATCGGCCTGCAGGTGGAGAAGAACCGACTCAGCCATGCTGGGGTCACCCGGCGAGCCATCATCCTTTTCTTTGCCCCGTTCGAGCACTGGCAGGCCGAGGTGTTCGAAGAGGAACCAACGGGCGAAGAGACCGGCATTGTAGTTGATGTCGAGAGGTTTACCAGTCTTGTGGTGCTTGGGCCATTCTTCGGAATCACGATCGGGAAGAAACTCACCGAGCTGGTCCTCGATTCCTTTGAGTTTGGCTTCAGCCTGAGGTTTTCTCTCGGCATGACGCTTGACATCAAACCAGATGCCTCGTCGTTCGATGTGGACCAAGTCTCGACTTGCCGGCATCATGAGCTTGGTCAGCACCCGGGCGAGTCGGGGCTCTTGCTTGAGTTCCGCTACCTGTTGCCCCTTCACCTTGAGGGTGTAGAAGGTATCCAGGAAGTTATACTCAAGCACCTCATGGAGGGGGTCGTTGAGAAGGTTCTTAGTGTCACGGCCCCAAGGCGGTACGCCGAGTCGAGCCATGGCATTGGGCTTGAGACCCTTAGCCCCGTTCTCATTGATAAGATGCTGGGCGATCATGGTGTCAAAGGTCTGCTTCAGGTCCACACCAAAGTGAACCAGCCACCGGCAGTCGAACTTGCCATTCTGGGCGATGACCTTTGGGATGGATTCCAGTGCCTCCTTGAGGAACTTGAGCACCGACTTCCACTTGCGCTGCCAGACCGACTCCGGATGATACAGGGGCAAGGCGAAGCCGAAGACCTTCTGACTCGATTCGCCCGTATCGGGGTCAACCACCGTGACCAGGCAAGTACCCGCCACCGAGATGATCTTAGCTCCGGGGTCGAACTCACCGAGAGGGTTGATTGTGGACTCGATGTCGATACTGATGGTGTGGCTCATGAAGAGGATTTTCTTCAGAGCCTTCAGTTTCTTCTCGGTGTCGATCGTGCTGTACTTCGGCACCCTGATCTCAGAGATCTTACCGTAGTAGGAATTCGAGAAGAGGCGCAGGTCAGCCATGTACCCCCCGAGCTGACCCGGGTTGCGTGAGACGGCCGCCGGAGACACCGTGGGGAATACCTCGTACTCGCCCTTGTCGATGGGCTTGCCCCGGTACTTCATGATGCCAGACTTGCCGGCGGCAGACAGCAGGCCCTCATTACCCAGGGCGAGTACGTGGGTGGGCTTGATTACCTCGAGCTCTCGTTCGAGGTGTTGCCGGCAGGCCTTGATGTCCCCGTTGCTGGCGTTATCCTCAAAGTTACGGCACTTCAGTGCCGAGGTGAAGTAAACTTCTCGGGGGTCGATGTCCACTTCGCGAAGCTGCTGCTCGAGGAGTTTCTGGTACTTCTCCGAGTTCGGCATCTTGGAGATGACCATGACCTCAGCGTTGGTCGGACCGAAGCCCATCTCACAGACTTCGTCGGTGTTGCGCTGTAGCTTACACCCCATGCAGTCTCGGTCGGGCAGGAGGTTAGTCATGGCTATACCTTACCACGACTAGCCCAGCCTGTTCGAGTAGCAGCAGACCGTCATTCTGGCGATGGGGCTCGTACCAAACCACGCGCTTGATCTCGGCGTTGATGATCAATCCGGCGCAGTTCAGGCAGGGCATCCTCGTGGTGTGGAGCTCGGCACCCTTGACTCCCACACCATACTTGGCGGCGTGCACCAGGGCGTTGGCCTCGGCGTGAACCGCGAGGGTGCAGGGTTGTCGGGTGATGCACCAAGTGTCATGCTCGGTATCCCCCTCGACGAAGTCAACTAGGCCGACCCCTGGGGCCATGGTGCAGTTGCACCCATGGGCGCAGTGGGGCATGCCCGTGGGAGCCCCGTTGTAACCGCTGGCGAGTATGCGACCCTCGCGACTGAGTACGGTGCCGACCTGAGCTCGGCTGCAGGTGGATCGGAGAGCCCAGTTCTTGGCGCTCTGCATGAGGACCCAATCACGGGGCGGTCGATCGAGTTCGTTCATCCCAGTGCCTCACGGAGTCGTACGGACTTTTCGATCGTGGCTTGTCGGCGAAGGTGATTGACCATGGCGCGATCACCCTCGAAGATGTGGAAAGAGCCGATGTGCATGGTGAGGTCGCCCATGGCCAGTTCTTCCACACCATGCTGAACGGTGGCGTAGAGGAAGGTCTCCCTCACCCAGTGACCGAGGCGAACCGCCATGTAGACATCGTCGCGGAAATGCCTCATGAAGTCGCATGCCCTCATGTGGTAAGTGAGGTGCAGTCGACCCGAGCGAATCATGAGATGGTACCCCAGCGTACAGGGCACCCTTTCTCCCTCAGGTGCCCCGGTGTCCTCGGGGAACCATATCGGCAGATAGGCTTGCCGAGTGAGGGGATTGGCGATGAGCCGCTCGACCACATCGAGGGCATCACCGTAGTGAAACCTGATGCCCTTGCGACCGAGGTCACGGGGGTCGGGACCGTCCCATGAGTCCCACCACTCGTCGGTGTTCTCGGCGTATTTCGGCCAGAACCGTTCGGGGTAGGTGTGGGAGAACTTACCCTCGCTGAGGTGGTCAGCATGGCCTTGCTGGGCGAATGGCCACCACTTGTGGGAAGGCGGCGGATTCAGTGGGATACCACTGACCCGTTCTTGAAAGTGGTCCTCAGCCCACGGCAGGTTCGGTCGGTACTCGCGCTGCGCCCCTTCGATCGATTCGGGCATCCGCATCACCAGCGAGCTCTCCCTGAGCTCCCAAGTGACCTTCGAGCGATCGCCCTTGATGTCGAGCCCCTGCCACTGGCCGACGTCGACCGGGAGGGCGGCCTCCGAGAAGTCCTCGAGAAGCCGCCCCACCATGTCGGCGAAGGTCATACCCTGGTAGACCCTCACATTGTGCTCCTATGCGCCCGGGAGGCAGTAGATGCAGGTGCAGTCGATTCCATGAGCGTCGAACTGCTCGGGTTCATCGTCGTATTCACCCGAGCAGTAGTCGCACTCGCAGTCGACGGGGTGCACCCCGCATCGACAGGGCTTGTCCTCCTCGCCCGGAGGCCAGGGCGCACTCGTCCAGGCATCGGGGTCTCGGGCGTTGAGTCGCTCCCCATGGGTCAGCGGTCGCAGCTCAGCCATTGTCAGTCACCACCTTGATCTCGAGCTTCACGTCGTCGCTGCCCGTGAGGGCGTCACTCATGGTTTCCCACATCTGGTCCTGCTCGATCTCCAGCATCTCATCCACCGTGGGGTTGTCCCCGAAGCCCCAGTTCTTGAACGACTCGAGGTCGACCTCGTACTCGTAGGTCGCCGTGATGCGGAACTTGGGCGAGACCCGGAAGGCCTCAACTTCCCCCTGAGTGACCGGCCCCTCGGTGTAGGTGTCCAAGAAGCTTTGGATCCCGAGAGCGGCACCTTCCTGCCACCCCGGACGCCTCGGCAGCCAAAGGGCGAAGACCACGTACTTCTCGTCGTCCCTCACCCCGAAGCTGTCGACCTTGGCGAAGGTCTTCCCCTCGGGGTCGAAGTAGATGTGCCCGAGCTTCAGGTTGATCTTACTCATCGTCGTCCTCCTCGTCATCCGTCGGGTCCCAAGTAGCCAGGGGCCAGCGAGCGGTGGTTGCCCATACTCGGGTCGGGCATGGGTGAGTGTAGCCGCATTCCCCACAGTCGCTGTCGGAGAAACCCCCCTCATGCTTAGTGGGCACATGGGCTTCGGCGATCCTAGAGAGGCGGCTCATGGCCGTCTCCATTAGTTCATCCGACGGCTCACTCGTCATCGTCGTCGTCCTCCATGTCCTCGCCGGGGACGTAGTCGCCCCCGTACTTCTGCCCGAAAGGCATCTTAAGGCACGAGAAGTCGAGGTCCTGAATCAAGGTGTTCGGGAGGGGAAGGTAGGCCTTGAAGTACTCCTTGTCCTGCCCCGCCTTCTCCCCCACCTTGTACTTCGAGTAACCCTCGAACTTCTGAGCGTGTTCGTAGCCGAAGACCTCGGTGTGCCATCGCCGACGGATTCGGCGGTAGGTGTTGTAGTTCATCTCCCCGTAGGTGATCCCGTCGCGGTCTTCCTTGCGAACCTTGGTGAGCCAGGTGCGTGTCATGGTCAGCGCCGGCGAGGAGTGCAGGAGCTCGAGCTCGTCGGGCTCCAGCTTCATCAGGGGCTTCGTCAGCAGTCGACGGTAGAGGTTCCTGGACTGGGGGTCCTCGTTGTTGAGCAGGTAGGCCATGCACTTGAAGTTGTGCCATTGGATCGCCTCGTTGGTCCACACGAAGCTGAAGTCCTCGGGCTGCAAGCCGAGCTCGTGACCGAGGTACTTGGCGCACATCCAGGCGACCGAGAGGTCGAGGGCCCCGATGTAGCCAAGGTAGCTGGTCCTCGAGTGCAGGTGGATCGTCGGGCGGGGCAGAGCCTTGTAGCTGATCGAGATCATACAGGAGCCCCAGCGTCGAGTCTCCTTGTTCTTGTGGCCCGTCGCGGCACCCCCCCGAGGCTTGACGATGTTGGTACGCATCAGGGCAATGCCCCGATCCTTGGTACCGATCTTCTCGGTGCAGAGCTGAATCCACTTGTTCAGCGACTCGGGGTCGATGTACTGGTTGACCATCATGGACCACCGCGACTTGGTCAGCCAGTGGCTCTTGAGGTCGAACTCCCAGGCCATCGACTTGGCGTAGCCCATGACGTCATGGATCTGTACGTCCACGTTGGAGATGACGTCGAGCTCCTCCTTCTTGGCGAAGATCAGCGAGGTCGTCATCATGGTGTGGAGATCAGTGAGGGTCTCAGCCTCATAGGTGCGCATGGGCTACCATATTTCCGTGAAGAAGTGAACCGTGCCGATGATGAGAACCGCGGCGAGGCAGGCGGCCAGAACCAGCACTGCCGTCGCCGCGATTTCACCCACTGCGCCGGCGACCTCACGAACCTTGACAGCCCGAGAACGGTCGTCGGTCATGGTGTATTACTCCTTGTGCTCAGTGATGCGGAGCCAGCTCAGCTCCTCCGTGTCCTGACCTCGGTTACCCCAGAGAGTCAGCTTCCACTTGTCCTCGCAGCTACCGCACTTCCACACCGAGCCGATGACCGCGCGAGCTTCGGTGATGTCGCGCTGAGAGGGCACGGCGCAGTCGTGGATGATGGTAACCCACTGGCCCTCGTGCTTGCTGCCGGTGCTCTGTACCTTGCGGTATCGTCCGTCCTCGGTCGCCATGTCAGTAGCCGTTGTTCTGACGGTCGATGTTCTTCTTGTGCATCCGGAAGTAGGCCTCGTAGAGGTCCATCGGCGAGATACCGGCGGTGATGCACATCTCGAGGAAGAAGTGGAAGGAGTCCGCCATCTCCTCGACGAAGGCCTTGGTGTTGGTCTGCACCTCGGTGCGCTTCCAGGGCTTGAGCTTCAGCTCCTGCATCGCCTCGGCGAGCTCACGGCTCAGATATCCGTAGAGCTCGTGGAGCCTGGCCTGCACCTTGCGCGAGTTGAGGTCGCCCTCCTCCTCCTCGAAGATAACCGGCGATCCGTTCGAGTCCTCGATGTCGTGGAGCTTCGCCATGGTCTCGCGCTGGCCCTGGTACATCAGCTTCAGCAGGTCCCCCTTCATGTAGGGGAACGAGGCGAGCTGTCGGTCCTCGTCCGTGATGACCAGGGCGCCGTCCGCCTTGACGTCAGCGGGAGCCAGCGACTCGGAGATGGTGGTGGTCAACGTAGTCCTCGTTTCGCTTGTTGAGTTCACGGCGCGTCCATTCCATGACGTCGTCGTATTTGGTGGTGCGGTAGTTGTAGATGCGCCCCACACCCCGGTCGAGGTCGAGTGCAGCCCGGGTGACGTAGCCCGCGTAGACCGCCGTAATCCGACCCCGTACGGCGCTATTGTCCGTGTGGGGGTCGTTGACGTTGTTTCGAACGTCATTCAGCGAGGGCAGGCAGTAGATGATGATGGGGTCGGCCGAGTAGAACCTGCTGGTCATCTCGGCAACCCAGCCCGGGTCGCAGAAGTTGGGGTTCTGCCTCACCTTGGTGGCCGGTCCGTAGATCGGCTCAGAGATGATGCGATGACGGTCGAAGATCATCCGCTGGAAGCCGCGACTGACGTTCAGCTCGGTCCACTTGGCGAGATCGGTGAGCGGCGTCATGTCGGAGGCCACTACCTTGGGGGCGATGGGGATACCCAGATCCTTCGAGAGCTTCTTCGCGAGCGAGGTCTTCCCCGCCCCGTCGGGCCCTTCGAGCACGATCATGATCACAACCCTTGCTGAATGCCTCGTCTATCAAACGGGCATCACGGTCGATTTGCTCCCCGTCGGGGTTGGCTCGATGACCCAGCCGTCGACCCTCGGGGCGTAACTCCTGCTCGACCTCAGACTCGCGGTGGCGTAGAATCTCGGCAGCTGTTCGATCAGAACCGCCGAATAACCACCGCATCGGCCCTCCTCGGTCGGGGCAGTAAGATCACCCTATAACTCCCCCTGCCCCAAGTCAATGCACTTGGCATTGAGTCATTCTCGCAATAGGCGCTCGGGCGAAGCCATGATCGCCCTGCCCACGTTCCCGTCCTGTTGCAGCGTCTCATAGAGGAGTTCATCCACTGTCCCCTTCGCGATGAGGTACATGTAGATGGTCGAACGGTTCGACAGGGCGATGCGATCCTCGAACTGAGTGAAGTTGACCCAGCTCGGAGTCATGGAGAACCAGATGCAGATCGACGCGCTACTGAGGTCGATACCCTCAGCGGCAGCCTGCGGTTGCGCGATGAAGCATGAGGGGCCGGGCTTCTCACGGAATGCACGGACGCTCTCGTCGCGCTCTTGGCGAGGCACGCCGCCCCGAACTACATAAACGGGTACCTTCAATTCCCCGCACATCTTCTCGATCGCCGCGATGTCGCCGACGAAGTGAGCCCCGACCACTACCTTCTCATCGGCCTCGAAGAGGTCGGTAAGCAGGTCCCTCATGGCTTCGAGCTTCTCCTGACCCACCCGAACCAATCGACCCTCGGGGTAGTCATCGGTGGGCTCAGTCTTGGCGATGCCCGAGGTGATCTGCCTCAGTCGCAGGGTCTGTACCAGGGCGATAGATGCCGTGGTAATCTCCCCCGACTTGAGTCGAGCCACCATCTCCTGCGCCATCTGGTCGTAGTACGGGGCGGACTCAACCAGCTCGATCGGGATGATCTGTTCACGTCGGGGGGGCAGGTCGAAGCACTCCTCACGACTGATGGCGAACCCATCAGCGTGGATCTGGTTGTGGAGGTCAGCTTCGTTCTGGTTCCTGATCCACCTCGAATAGCCGTGGCCAGTATCCCTCCACACCCCATAGGTCGACTTGAAGGTGCCGGCACTCATGTTGAATCGATCGGGGTTCAGGAACTTCCACTGCGAGTGGATGTCGAAGACGCGCTTGGCCTTGGTCACCACCGTACCCGTCATGATGACTCGGTAGGGCGCGACCTTGCCCAGCTTGTGAAGCATCCGGGACTTGACCGCCGAGCCCGACTTGATACGATGGGACTCGTCCAGAGCGATCAGGTGGGGCTGCCATCGTTCGAGTGCCTTGTAGATGTCGAAACGGCCTCCGCGCCTCTTGGATCGGCGCTTGTTGCCGTACTCATCCTGCTCGATGATCGCCCCCGGTGTGGAGAGCGCATCGTAGTTGATGATGACGAAATCCAGTACACCCTTGCTGTAGCGGGGCAACTGGACCCCCCTCTTACGGGAAGCCTTGTCCCAGGCTGTGATGCGGTACTTGTGGGGGCAGTGTTCCGCGATCTGATCCTCCCACACCCCGATGACGCCGAGGGGGCAGAAGATCAGTACTCGGTCGATCTTGCCGGCAGAGTGCATCGCCCCGGCGTAGTCGATCAGGGTCTTGGTCTTGCCGGTACGAGGAGCCATGAGAAGAGCCCCCCCGAAACCGGTGGACAGCAGCTTCTTGATGGCCGCTACCTGATGCCTGAACGGTTTCGTCTTGAAGCGGTACTTCACCTTTACTCCTTTCCTCGCACCCCACCATGTGCGCGCTGGGCGATAGCCGGTGTATCGCTTGAAGACCGTCGAGTCGGGTACGAAGGCCTCTAAAATGGTGCTTCCGGACTCTGGTAGTATCGAGGCCCGTTGATCATGTTCTCGCCTCGAACTTGACGTCTGGCCCGGTTCCACTGGAAAAGCTCCTTAACCCCCATGCATGTGTTGCAGATCTCCTCACCCTCGGGCAGGGTCGAAAGGAGCTTCAGGGGAGTCCGACGGCTGGGGGCGGTGCACCACCATTCGATGGTGTATCGGGTGATTCGAGGTTCCTCAGGCAACCAGAGGACAGTACTCTTGTGGGGGTTGATCTCGTGAACCCGAAACGCCTTCGGGTGTGTGCTCATGCCGTACTTCACGTTCAGCTTGAGTCGCTGAATAGCCATATTACACCTCCTCGGTAGGGCTAATATATATCTGCCCTACCGAGGAAGTCAATGGCCGCTTAGCTTACTGGGCTAAGAACGAAAGCGATCCAGGATGTTCCGGCCCAGCGCATAGCGGAGTCGAATGCCCAGGTTGGTCTCGAGGTTCACGTAGTGATTACTGGGCAATCCACACCCAAGGCAGACCGGCCTCCGAGTGACTTCATCCTTCTGCCAGTGAATGAACGTCTCGCGGTTCATCTCACATTCACAGAACTCGGTCGGGATGTCACCGACCCAGACAACCCGTCGGCCTGCTTTTGTGATGAAGCCCTGCACAGCCTCGTCGTTGATACGAAGCAGAACCCACTTCACGGGCGCAGCCCCTTGACCATTTCGGCGAGTTCCTTGGCGTAGACCCGCTGCAGTCGCTTGGCCTGCCTCGGCGTGGGGTTATAGCCCCAGCCGATGATGCCCATCTCCTTGATCCCCCGCTGGCGGGCGTAGATCTTAGCGAGGGCGTAGGCTTTCATCATGGTCACTCCTTAGGCGTTGAACTGGCCGGTGTCCGTGGTGAGCTTACCCGTTTCGGGGTCGACCACCCACCTCACCGAGAGGTGTGCAGCCCTGAAGCTGGTGTGGACCCCATTAGTGTAGCGCTCGTCGAACTCACTCCACACCACCTGATGGCCGCCGGGGCGGGGCTTGTGGCACCTCGGGCAGAGCATCCATTTGTACTTGGCGCCCTGCACGTCGATGATGGAGCCCCCTATGTTCCTCACCGGCTCCGGGCATTCACAGGCGGATAGGGCCCGCGGGAATACTGCCGCAACCCGAACCCCCTTACTCACCATGGCTTGGAACTTCACGATGAGTTTGCCGGCGAGACTATTGGAGTCGACCTCAAGCAGGATGTACTTGGCCACTAGTTCTTCCCCTGATAGATCATAGTCTCGGTGAGGGCCTCGGTATGGTGCATGACAGCCAGCCAGTGCTTACGGATATCCCGGGCATGTTCCCTGATCTCCCTCTTGCACTGCCTCAGGGTCTTGAACTCACCATGCAAGTTCCCAGCCTCAGAAGCGGGTCGGATGGTGGGGTATGGCGGGTCATCCCAGTCAACCCAAAAGTTTTGCTTGTTCATCATTGTTCACCTCCATTCGATCGAATCTGATGTGGCAATGATATGCTCGCGTATATGGGTCGTCAAATGCCCTGATCCCTTCCCGTAACCGCCTGGCCACCTTGACTTGGGGGCACGGAAGGGGTAAATTTGCCTCATCGAAAAACGCCCGACCCAATGGGCCTTACCCACTACTTAGGAGCACCCAACATGGCTGCCACCCGCCGCCCCACCAAGAAGACGACCGCTGCCAAGGCGAAGCCGGCACCGGCCCCCGTCGAGGTCGAGGACGAGGAGCTGGAGCTGACCGAGGACGACGTCGAGGAGACCGACGACAACGAGGACCAGGCGGACGAGGTCGAGGACAGCGAGGACGACGAGCTCGAGGAGCTCGAGGAGGACGAGGTCGAGGAGACCAAGCCCACCACCAAGAAGGCCGCCTCCGCCCCGTCCTTCGGTATCCGCGAGCTCGTCGCCCTCATCAAGGCCGAGACCGGTGACGACACCACCCCGCGCGCCGTTCGCATTCTGATCCGCAAGCTGGCCCGCGACGAGTCCGGCCGGGTCAACCGCGAGATCAAGGCCGGCAACAAGGAGCGCTACAGCTGGACCGGCCCGAACGACGCCGAGGTCCGCGCGATCGTCGCGGCCTACAAGGGCGGCGAGCTCGAGGAGGAGAAGAAGGCGAAGCTCGAGGCCCTGAAGAAGCAGAAGGCCGCGAAGCTCGCCGCCGAGAAGGCCGACGGGGACAAGGCGCCGACCAAGAAGGTCGCGAAGAAGACCGCCGCGAAGAAGGCCAAGCCGGAGCCGGTCGAGGAGGTCGAGGACGACGAGGAGCTCGACTTCGACCCCGAGGACTAATCAAACCATACTGCTTGGGGGTTAACCGTTAAGCAGCGGTTGACTTAAACGACAGAAGCTATACAACAGCGCGCCCACCTCGAAGGCCCATCTATCGGTCACCCCCCCTGCCGATCTCGATGGGTCTTCTTGGTGTGTCGCTTTGACAACGTAGCCGACGTCAGATATACTGATGCCATGATCTTGACCCAGAAACTCATCACCTACCTAACCGCTATTCAGAGTAAGGTTCTGAAGGGCGAACCGATCAATGCTCCCGACTATTGCCCCGAGTGTGGCAATTCGGGATCGGCCGTAAAGCACAACTCCGACCACCTCATCATCGAGGACTTCCGGGATGGGGCTCTCGTGGCTTTCGTACTGATCTGCTGCGAAGGTTACTGGACGGTAAACCCCGAGATCGCCGGATTGCCCCGGGGCAATTGGGCCCCCCTCTAACTCGACTCGCCCCTTCGGGGGCGCAGTCGTGTGTGGATATCATTTGACTGGTTCCTACGGATAGGATAGATTGACCTCATGGATAAGACCGAGTTGGATCACATCATTAACTCCAGCATCAACCGAGCTCTGACCCCAGAAGAGCATACCCTGCTGTGGAGTCGGATCAAGGCCTTGCGGGACCTCGCTGATGAGTTGGAGAATGCAGAAGCTTACGGGGGCGAGTGGGACGCCAATCAGTCAACAGCGGACCGAATTCGTGAGATCCTGGGCAATTGAATATCCGTGCATTTCCCCAATCGATCGGCATATCAGTGCGCCTCATTCATCGCGCCCCTAGTGCCCGGGTGATTGTAGGCCTCTCCTAGCTATCTCCTGATATGCCCAATCAGCGATCGATTGAGTGGGGGGTCGACACCAAGAAACCCCTCCACACCGAAGCGCAGAGGGGCGATCCTTGGTTAACCTATCAGGGGTTCGATGCCGAGGGTTCGGACATAGATCGTGGCGGCACCACCTGCGGTATCGACCTTGTGCTGCCAAGTCACCGTGATGGTTTCGCCGATGTTGGAGCTAGTGATGATACGGTCGGTGCCGGCGGAGGCCTGTACGTAGCTCGAGGTAGCACCGCACATGATCGACCGGGCATCGACGGGGGCCACGATTGTACCGCTGACACTGCCCACGATGTTCATGGCACTGAAGACGAAGTGGTTGGTGTTGATGTCCTGCCGTACCATACCGAAGACTCGGAGCTTACCCGAGGGAGGCACGACGGCAGTCACACTCATCGCGGGGGAACCGGCCGCATAGGAGGTTCCTGAGACACCCACCCCGGTACCCTCCTCGACATAACTCGAGGTCATAGCCGAGGCGGTCATGGTGGTACCGACCGTAAGACTAGTACCCACCGAGGCGCTGGTGCCGATGGTCAGCTTACCGTCAGTCTTGAGTTCACCGGCCGAGTTACGATAGAGGGTGGTGTCCGTTGCCGTGCTACCACCCGGACCCCAGCTGTGCTTACCATCCGCTGTGATCTGCAGTCGATCCTGAGTATCTCCGGTGACCAGGTAGCTGGCGGCGGGGTTCGATGCCGCCGCCCGGGACAAACTGAGTCGGCCAGTCATGCCTAGGTTCGCAGAGCCAAGGCGAGACAGGGTCGTATCGATCACCGCGTTACCCGGGCCCCAGTTAAGGCTACCGTCACTGTAGGCGGCAAAACGGGGCTGGGTGTCAGCCGTGACCTTGGTGGTGACCAGGGCCGTACCGGTGGCTGCGGTGTAATTGAATGCCACCGTAGAGGTCGGCGAGGTAGTCGAGAAGGTCGCCCCAGCGTTGAAGGCCGGGGTTGCACTGAAGGTCTTGACCCCGGTGAATGTGCTAGCCCCATCGACATACCCCTTGGTGGCAGCATCCGAGGAACTCACCGGCGTGGCGACTGAGGCAGTACCCGAGACAGCCAGGGTGCCCGAGACGGCCAATGCTCCCACACCCGAGCGGTAGAGCGTCGCATCGGTAGCGGCATTGCCCGGGCCCCACTTGACCTGACCGTCGGCGAAGATCGCGATACGGTTCTGGGTGTCGGCATTTACCCAGCCACCCATGAGCGGGGTGGTTGCCGACTTGGCTTCGAGCTTAACCACCTCGGAGGTGGCCGAAACCGTACCCTGTACGACCTTGACTGATACCTCATCGGTCGACGAGGTCACCATCGCCCGGGCACTCAGCGAGGTACCGCTGTTTACACCGAGCTTACCCCCGTTGAAGTAGGCGTCGGCGGTCCAGGTCTTCTTGCCGGCGGCGGTCTGGTCGGTGCTGAGGTCAACCCCAGCATGCGTGTGGTCAGATCTTGCCGGCGAGGCCGAAGTGCCCACCGCACCAGCCGAGGCTACTGCTGGGGGTGTGGAAGCACTGAAGTTGTACTGGGCGACCGTGTGCTTGCCCGTACCGTCCAGGGTAGCGACCCCGTTAACAGCCCCCCTCTGGGTAACTGCCACATAGGTACCGGACAGATCCG